GCGTTTAATTTAAGCCTCCAAACCATAGCGGCGAGCGACGACTCAACAAGCTAAGGCTCGCAAGAAAGACCTGATTTTCTGCCTTTGCAGATTCAGGCCTTTTCGTTTTTTAAATCGAAAATTTGAATTTCTGCTGGGAATTTTCAAAAGGAGTTATATCGACTCTGAGGCGTAGGACAAAACGGAATGATCACTCCGAACAGCCGGCAGATAAAGAAAAACCTCGTACATCGACGAGGTCTTAGGAATTAGGTCTGGTGCCCGGGACTAGCACCACATTTTCAATATTATTCAATTAGATAACTTTAACGGTTCCGTTATATTTCCGTTTTATGGATGAAAAACGGAAATTTTTGATGGTTTTAACGGAAATTTTTAACTGTTGCGTAAAAGACGAAAGGCCCCCGATTCCTACGCTATGAACAATGAAAGATTAGCACGGTTAATTTAAAAACCTACTAATACCTTTTTTATTATGTATTGACACAATACAAATTTAGGAATAGAATACAAACATACTCAATAAGGAGCTTGAAAATGACAAAACAAATGAACGTGAACGTACTGAAATCGTTAATGAACCAGAGCGGCTGGACGCATGAGCAAGTCATCACGATCAATAACGAATATGACGAAATGGTAGAAGGTATCGCGGAAGTCGTTTCCCGCAATCCGTCAGCACCATTCGAGATTCATTACAACGAGGGTTTTAAGTACAACGTTGAAAAAGACGAACTCACAACTCAGAAAGATGACTCCTTGTACGGGATTTGGTGGTTCACACCTGAGCTTGAAATCGTTGATAAAGACGGAGAAAAAATCGACTCTTGGGATTTAGATGAACAAGGATTTAACCCTGAGTTTTCTAACGTTGACTATTCGGAAACAATCGAAAACGCTAAGGCTAGTCAAGAATGAATGAAAAAAAAACAGTTGGAGCGCCGCGAAAAACTCCTGATGGAGGGCAGAGAGTAACGTTCTACTTACCTAAACACATTGTTGCCTGGATCCGAGAACATGGCGGATCAAAGTGGATCAGAGAACGAGTTGAGAAAGAAATAGAAAATTTAAACCCTTTAAATTGATGGTCGGCGGGAGGCGCAGTTAGCGCCTCTTCTGATTTTTTATTTTCGACAGCAGCACTTCTTCTCATCAAAATATTTTCGCTCAGCGACTTCTCCCTGCTTACCGATGTTGAAAGAAGAAATCGGACGATGGTAACCCATCACGCGGGTCCAGATTTCGCATCTAGTGCGCTCGCTATTCTTAATCCCATATTGTTCTAAATCGCTGGTCATAATTTGTCCTCCTAAAGATCTTGAAGCTGGGTGCCATCTGCTACGTAAAGCGGGTGCGTCGGTTCCCCAGTCTTGTTCAATGCTAAACATCTAATGTTGTAGTCCTTGAAATTTTCTTTGAACTGAGAACTTCGAGCAAGATAGGATCCAAAATTTCCCCAGGCCGCTACGACAATATCAGCTGACTTAATCAGTTTGTCCAAATATTTGTCGTTTTCGGGACCAACAGGGTCGTCAGCCTTTAAAAGATCATTACGGTTTTTTGATCTAAAGGCGAATAGATTTCCTACCAAAAGACGACCACCTCCAAATTGACGGGCAAAACTGACCATTCGGCGAACTGTCGCATCATCCTCTACTGCATCCGCAGTAGACGGGTTAAGACAAATAAAAAGAACCGTCGGTTTCCCCTCATCCCACGTGCGCTCTAATGAATACCGATACATCCCGTCCGGTGAGATTTCAGCAGATTTCTTAATATCAGACATCATTCCTCCTCCTTGGTTTATTTGCTACTGTAGCGCTTTTCTACAGTATTCAATAGGTCCTCGAACTTCTTGCAGTAATCGTCGACACTCCGCTCCCAACTGCAAACATCGAACTGTGTCTCGATCGGCAACGCTCTTGGCTCTTTTTTCAAGACTGGCAATGCGGGAGCGCAAGCGGTCAGAGTCAGCGCGAGCGTTAGATTCAGCAGCACGCATCTCAGCGAGAGCAATTGCTTGATTTTTGTATTGTGTCTCATAGTTTTTGACTGTAGCTGTGAGTTCGGAGATTTGAGTTCGAGCAATTTTTAACTGCTCAGAATTCTGACCATTGTGAAGGCCAAAAAAGTAAGCGCCAGCAGCTATCAAAGCGCCGGCGCCAATTTTCACTAGATCAAAAGGATTCATCACATCAATCTCACCTCATCTTCTCGGCGATTCATCAGCCCCGGGAGGATTTCGTACATCTGTTTTCCGTGTTCATCCTTAACCAGATTCCCGTTCCTGTCTCTGATTCTCCTTTTCGCAAAGGATCGGAATCCCTCCTTTGCCAACTCGAGTTTCCCTGAATTCAAATATCCGAGCGTCTTAGATTTGGCTACCGCGTTCACTCCGAGGTTGAAGGCCAAATCCAATAAAGCTATGTACTGTCCCTCAGTGAGTTTGCAAGTAACATAAGGCGCCAAGCCCTCTGCATGTTCGATCAAATCATCGCGAATCAGCTTTTCAGCCTCTTGTCTGGTAATAGTTTGGCCTGGTTTAACGCCTTTTGTGTGTCCATAGCCAACAGTAAGAACTCCTCCCGGACAACGGTAGGCTTTCAGTCGCAAACCTTCCCACCTCTTCACAAAATCCTCCGCAATGAGAGGATTCCATTGCGAAAACGGTAATTTTTCCTCATTCATTTTGGCTTTCTCCTAAATGGACCTTTTCTTTGATGCGTTTCTCATGTTCGGTCTGGACGGTTTCAAGCATGTCTCTTACACGTTGAGGAATGATCTGACCGAACCCGGCTTTTTCCACGTTTTCAAGAATTGAAATCAACTCATTCAGCGAAAGAGCGCCGATGGCCCATGCGCCTATCCACGGCTCATTGAAGATCTGGTCAACACCATGAAATCCGATAGCAACCATGAGAATGATGAATTTCCGGATAAGGCCTTTGAGCCCTACTCTGCTTGACCATGTTCCGGTTCTGGCAGCGGCTACGATCCCGCTCAGGTAGTCGAAGACCACAAATCCAAACAGCCAGTAGAAGAGGTTCTGATGCTCTCCCATAAGACTGCTGATAAGGGAAGTAAAACATCCGGCAATAGTTAAAAAGAAACTCTTGAGAACTCCGGGATCAAAACTGTTTAGACGGCTTAAAAATTGATCCCACATCTCTCAATCTCCCTATGTCGTCGATTTTGTAGATGCATTTTTCCTCCGATATGTAGATAAAAAAAGAAAGCCCCTCGCGAGGAGGGGCGGATAATGTTAGAGTTTCGCAGGGAAAAATCGCCAGTCGTAACTTACGAGTGTTCCACTAATAAGATCAAAGACAACTTTGTCACCTTTATTCATTGGGAAGAAGTTTGTGTATTCCTTCGTATTCCCAGTCTCGTCTGTAGAGAATCGACCAACAAATACAATGTTTATATCGCCTGAAGTAATGATTCTTAAATCATATTTAAACGCCCTCTGGACCCTCGGAGCGATCATGAAATAACCATTGCTAGGAGCAGTGTAGGTAAAATCAGAAGAGGATCCTGAGCCATACAGCTGCGCATCATAGTTCGGAAAACTTCCATCCGATCCTTTTTTGGATGTCAAATTTAGAAGAGTTCGGAGGAGTGCTTTTAACATGACACACCTCCTTTAGCCAGGTTAAGTTGAGGAGCCGTTACAGGGAATAAGAAGGACACGTCTCTTAGAAACAGTCCCGCCAGTCGAGAACACGTAATTGATTTTGGCACCCTTCGATATTCTGCAAACACACGAGATAAAACCGCTCGGTCTATAGACGCCTTGTCGCAGAGCATTCGAGTAAGGGCTGACATCAAGGTAAACAGGCGCAGAGCATTCTCCTTCAACTCTAATCCAGCCGTCAAAGGGAGCTGTGATAACGTCGCTCCATTCGTTGGGGCCGTTAAACCCTGTTGTGTATTCCGTGTAAGTATCAAGCGCTGGGGAAGCAAAAGAAGAGACTTGGCCTTTCTTGTTGATGAAGAACTTCTCCGCAAAGAGTTGTACAAGTTGCTTAAGCATATTGCACCTCCTCTACGGATAAGTTTCTCAATAGTGTTATACCCCCCCCCGACTAGCTTATAAAATTTCCCGAAGATGAGTCGTCCGGAAATGCTGTAACCGATAATGTTCCCTTTTCGCATTGGAACAAATAGTTTGCTCTGGCCGTTGTTCAGAGAATAATTAGAACTTTGTAGGCCGTCTCCCCAGACATTGATACTGCCTCCGGTATCTACGACGATACACAAATACCCATCATAAGGTGCAGCAAAAGTATCCGGTTGGCTTGTGTTAAGCGTAACGGATGTGAAATCTGTCTCGTTAGGAAGTGATTGACTGGCCACCTCCGCTGACTCAGACTTTGAATAAAACAATGACAATAGGAGGCTCAATAAACTTTTCAGCATAATGATCCTCCTGTTACAAGATGATTATGACGCTCCGACAGACTTTGCAAAAGCAAATGTTGTTGAACTGCTTGAGGCTCCGTCTCTAACATTAAAGTAGTAAGAAACTTCTTGGCCTTTGCGAACGGGAATAAACAAGCGTATCCAGTCTTTCCCAACGCAAGAAACGTACATATCCGGCGTGTAGATAGACACGTTTGCAATGTCTTCAGCGTTGTTTTCTTTAACGAAGAAGTATCCATCTGTTGGTGCCACGTATTTGCCCCAAGTGTCTTTTTGCAAAGAGAAGGTCGTCTGATTACTTGATGGATACCCTTGGCCGCCGACCCATTCAGAGCGAGACGTAATAAATTTCTCAGCAAACAATGAGATAAGCTGTTTAAGCATAACTTACCTCCGGTGCTAAACACTGAGAAAGTTTTACTAAGACACCCCCCCCCCAGATGGTTTTAGTAAACCAACACGCGATATTATGTGCTTCCCGAGCGTACAGTCCAAAGGGTTGTCCTTTAGCCACTGGGCAGGCAGCCATTAAAACATCTCCTTTAACTTGTGGAGTTGAGAATGTGTTTACGTTGGTCGTCTGTGCTGCGGCGATGCAATTATCGGAATCTGCCGTGAATCTTATAGCAGCATAACCATCTGTAGACGCAATCCCTTCGTAAACAGGAGCCCACCCAGTAACACTACTCGTTGTTGGAGATAGAGTTATAACGGATACGGACGGCATAGCCTGATGTCCCACCGCCTCAGATTCTTTTTTGCTGTAAAACTTGGACAAAAGGAGCCGCATTAGATTTTTTAGCATAACGCGCCTCCTACCAAAGAATTAAGCATCTGAACTTGCTTTGTAGAACCAAATAGAATAATCCGAAGTCTTTCCACCTCGGCATAAGAATTTAACAGTGGTTCCTTTTTTGACGTAACAGCAAAGACCACACCCTGCGGTGTTTCCGTTGAGGACGGAGGCAAGCGCCATCTGTCCATTCTCGACTTGAATTTCAAGAGCTGAGACTGTGCTTGAATTGCTTCGAGAGGTTGCCCAGCCGTTGCATGGCGCAACATAGCTAAAGAAGTCGGTAGTACTCGTGCAAGGAATGTTAGTGCCATTGCGGACAATCGGAGCACACTGTTCTGCAACCCAAGATTTTTTGCCCTTGATAAAAGTTTCTGCAAATAGTTGTATGAGGTCCTTAAGCATAATAGAGACCTCCGTACAAGGCATTTATACCCCCCCCCCGATTACCTTGACAAATCCTACTGTGATGTGTGAAACAAAGGCTCCTTCTACCGAATATGTGGCTCCTTTACTCACGGGGATTGCGACCCCTAAACCTTTTGGTGCAGGCGCTTGCGCAGACACATGAAAAAGATTGCCAAGTTGCGCTCTGACTTCGCTATTCGTATTGTCCTCAGCACTAGCATTGACGAATAAATATCCATCGTCGGGAGCTGTCCCCGCATTGATTATTCCCCAAGAACCGACAGTTTCGTCTTTGCTGAGAAATATCGTTTTTGTTGCGCCAGGCATAGCAGAATTCCCCGCCTGTGCTGGGGTCGTTCGGCTATCGAGTAGCTTTTGAATAAGTTGTTTTAGCATTTTGACTCCCCGCCCGGACAAGGAGCCCGAGCTATTACTTAATTTTGTAAACCGTTATCTGGATTATCTTTGCGTTTTTAATATCGCCTGCTGATATCGTTACTCCCTTCTTTACCGGAAAAGAAAACACATAAGACAGCCCTTCTGTTTCGACTGTCGTATGTACGTTGTGGCTATTAAATAGGATTGGGAACCAAGCAAAGGTGGGAGAACCTGACCAAACTGCCTGCCACGAAATAACTGCATACCCATCAAATGGAACAACGTAAGGAAGAGAGGTTGCTGTTACGGATTCAGAAAAATCAGTTAGACCAACAGTAGAAAGATTTTCTCCATAGATTATTTTACCCCCCCCCTCCGCTAAGACTTACAGCTCTGCGGGGCACAAACAAACTACATAACAAACTTGCCAATTCTTTAAGCATGAAAGAAACCTCTCTGTTTGATGGAACTACGATCACTGACTGCCTGCTCTAATTCATAAGCCAAAGCAGTGGGAAATTCCGGGTAATCGACAAATGGGAATCCTTGCTTCTCTGGGAGATCCTTGAGTTCTTGCCGGTAATCTAACAATGCTTTTCTGTCCTCTTCTGTCAATTGAGATCGCTTAGTTCTTGCGGCAGATTGAACTGTTATATCCGGGAGCTGAACGTATCGATCAGTGTCTGAGATTCGAGCATTGCGCTCCCCTCTGACCTCCTGCTCATACTGCTGTTTCACGAAATCATCATCCAGTTCCGGAAGCTCAGTTGAAAGGTAATAGTCCCCATCAGCACTCTGGAAATATCCCTTAGGACTGGGTTCTAATTTCCAATATTTGATAATGGTTCCGTCTTCTCGTTTAAATCTTTCTGACAAGGTGTAATGGCTTTGAGCAAAAGCTTCATCCTTAGCATCGATGAATGCATGTTGTCCGGGAGAATTGGACGAAACTGCAATCCTCCCATCAGAATCTTTTAGTGAATATTTAGACAAAGGTCGATTCATTGCCCTTGAAAGCATCTCTTGCTTAACTTCTTCAAGTGTCTTCATACTTTTTCCTTAATTAAGGATTCTCTGTTCCAGCGTCTTGTCCTGTCTGGGCATTCTTTATGTCATCGATTTCTTGCTGAGTACCTCCATTCTCGAGGATCAACTCTTCAAGAATCGGACATAAGTAATCATCGGTCCGATCGTTGAAACTATCGTCAGCCCAACTGTCGACTCCAGCACTGAAACCGATATTGCTTCTCGCCGTATTTTGTTGAGTGGCTGATAGGGTTTGGGGAGCCTCGTAAGAAACAGAAGGAGTTAGGTCTGTGTAGTCTGCCGATAAAAGAGCCGTACCTGCAGTTGTGTTTACGGAACTTATCCGGAACATTCGACCATCTGTACCGACAACCGTGTCTCCAGCTTTTATATTTCCTTGAGGTTTTAAATCAGCAATCTGGATAGTTCCGGAAGCAGTTAAAACCTGATCAATTACTCGAACTGCATAAGCATTGGAAGCGGCCTCCACAGCTTTGGACTCTGCCGTTTGTGCCGCTGTCTGAGCTGTTTGAGCTGCCGCCTGTGCCGTTTCTGCATTTCCTTGAGCTGTCTCTGCTGCTTGTTGGGCCGTCTGTGCTGTTTGGACTGCTTGGGCCGCGTTGTTTTGCGCCGTTTGGGCACTGGCAGCAGAACTTTGAGCCGCAGTTTGTGCGGCCGCAGCTGACGCTTGAGCTGTATTAGAAGTATTTACTGCAATCGTAGATGCATCAATCGCCGACTTCGACTGCGCGATCGATGTTTGGATGTCTGCGTCCCAGTCATCGACCGTTTGTTTCAGCGTCTCAACTTTTTCGTTAGCAGCGTTAGCCTGAGCCAAGGCGTTAGAAGATGTTGAATTGGCGGTTTGAGCCGTTTGACGAGCTTCCTTTGCAATCGAAAGGGCCTCCGATGAATTGTCGGAAGCTTGATCTGCATAAGCTCCGACATCGTTGATTGCATCTTCCGTCTGCTTCAGAACCTCTGGACCGCTGATTACGCCTGTTCCTGTGGGCGTGTAATGAAATTGAAATTTCGTTTTTGCCATGTTCTATTACTCCGGCAATCGCAGAAAATAGGCCAGTGTGTAAAAAGGCGGCTCATTGGTAACGCCTGAGATGCTTACATTCGCATTTAGTGGGTGAGTGTGAGTTTGTCCGCTCCCCGTATTCCCTACCGATACAGTGTGAGTGTGGTTCCCGTTCGTTGAGGTAGTCCCCGTCCAAGAATTTGCGGCATTAAAACCAACCCGGCGAAGAACATCATCTTTAAAAGAACCCCCAGCGTCCTTCCAGTTGCCATAACTTTCTACGTAAAAGGCGCCTCCACCATCGAGACCTCCTTGGCAATCCCATCCGCCGAAGGTGCCAGTTATGTTCATACTTCCTTTTGAGTGAGTATGATCACCCGCACCTCCAGTACTTGCTCCATGAGAATGTGCGGGTAACTGCGCGACAGTAAGTGCCGTTCCTCCGATGGTTCCATTCACAGACAGACTTGGAATTTCAATCGTTGCCGCCCCTCCTGTAGTACCGGCATTCTTAGGCAAGGATCCCTTAACAAACTTTCCTACTAAGTTTGGGACCGTTCCTCCGCTTCCGTCAGAGCCGCCGTCACATAAAACCCAGCCGACATCAGCTTGGGTAGATCCCCAAAAGATAGGATTCCTGTTGTCCGTTCCTCCAAGAGTTACGTTGTAAAAAGGAACAACGGCGCCGGCTGGAACTGTGATGTCAATATTTTTCCAAACTGCTCTGTTCGTTCCGGGAGCTACCGCCGTTGAATGAGGGCCGTTTGGCTGTACACAGCGGTACTTTGTTCCGTTCTGCATGACCTCATTGCCAACCTCGTAATCCAGTAGGGCTGAGTAATTCATGATTCCACCCTGCTGGAACCACACTGCAAATTGAGACAACAGGAACAAGACACCGTTGAAGTCTGCTTTGTGCGGCGGGATACCGCCCTGCTCGATCGGCACAGCATTGACAGGCCCCCAGCCCTCCTGAACAGACAAGCGTCCGGTTCCCGCTTCAGTTGGAGTCAAGGGAGGAATCGTGTATTCCCCGCTAGCGGCCACAACTCCGGGAATTTGAAATTTAGGATAGTTGCTCATATATCAATAACCTTTGAAGGATTGAATACGCCCTGATTGAAGGGAAGAAGTTTTGATCCGTAGAAACCAAAGACCAATGTGTTTGGAACAACTGCTTCGACATTCGCCAGAACGCCTGCAGGCCTATTCAACAGCCCGTAGTTTTTGAGAATCGCGATTTGAACTGAGTTCGGCTCACCCACAATACGGATGTTGATGGTCATGTCCTGATAGTCGTTTACGAATGCCGGAAGACCGATCAGCCGAGTCAACAGGGAGTTTATGGTTTCAGCTGTAGAGTTCGAAACATTTACAACAGCGCGATAAAAAATCAGGAAACGGAAAAACTCATCATCCAGCCGAGTGTCCTGACCGTCGACAACGAGGTTCCGGTTCACTCCTACGCGCTTTCCCCACCAATCCAGCCAAACCCCGGAGGCAGTATCAGGGTTCAATATGAAATTAAAAAACGCGTCCAACTGAGGGGACGCGTCTAATTCCGCATTGAAAAGTAACCCTAATTGTCTGTATCGCTCTGAGTGCGAATACTGCGACTGGAGCGCAATAGAAATAAGCGATCGGACATTTGAGAGTTTGCGAAAGTCTTCAACACTCAGAATGTTCCGCCATGTTGCAGAATCAGCCATCGTTAGCCTCCTGTTTGAAACACCAGAGACACATCCGATTCTTGAATCGTGGGCTCCACATTTGCAGGAATTTGAACACTGGATCCGAAAGCTCCAGAACCTAAAGCAACTTGAATGGATGCAACCGGAACTTCTGTCGCGGATTGAATTGCGGCATAAAACCGAGAAGCGTAGACAGTCGAAGCCAAGGAAACGCGGTCATTCGCACCCTGTCCTAGAACATCATTTATTACAGCTTGGATGACGTTGTTCTTCTCGGTCGGATTCATTGAAGTGGCAAAGAATTCGATCTTTACTTTGAGAGCTTGATTCTGCGGTCTGACAATGTTGTAGACGTAAGTTGCGTTGTAGAACCTAGAGTCTGTGAAGAAAACCTGATAGGTTCCAGTAGTCCCGCACCCCGCGTCCTTTCGTTGGTAGATTGTTTGAGCAATCTGTTCATCCTCTCCGCCAACAATAGCGACCAGAATAGAGTGAGGACTGATACTCACGCCGAACTGCGTGATAACCGCGTTCGTCGGATTCTCTAAAACTCTGACATCAAGAACGCCTTCAAGCGCTGCTAGGTTTGCCTCGATCGCTTCAACATATCCTGTCGCGTTGACGGCATAACTTTCAACCATTCGATTTCTTAGTTCTGCGTCCGTCTCTTCATCTCGACCGACCACACCGGCGGTAGGATTGGTAATAGTGTCCCATCCGGCAATAGTTGTAACGATCCTGTTCACTGCTCCCGCTGCTACTTCTAGCGGGCCATGTTCAATAGCGGTAAAGGTCGTTGCGACGCTTCCTGTGTCTCCGATGCGTGCGCCTGCTGCCGCCGAATGTCTGTATTGATTTCCGAGGGAGTCTTGTGCAATGGCGCCATAGGGTATTACTGTTCCCTTCAAGCCTGTCAGCACGCAATTGACAACTGTAGGTTCGGAGATTTTGCGATCTAAACCGTAAAGAGCCGCCAGAGCATCTAAAAACCTTCCTGTTGCGAGATCCGGGTTGACCATGTTCGACAGGAAAAGAATCTCAGAGTTTTTAGCCTCGATTTCGGCCACGATCAGATCAAGAACCTGTCCCATCGGAGAACTGGGCTCGATGTTCAAAAGTGGATCCGTCGGTGAAGTTTGAAACGCCTGCTGGATCCTGGAGCCGAGATCGGAACGAATCTCTTGCGTACTCGGCAGTTCTACGCCGACCAGTGGATTAAAAATGATTTGAGCCATAATTTTTTAGAACACAAAAGAAACTGTTTCGTCCTGTTCGGTTGTGATCGTGATTTCTCCGTGCAGAGTTCTCGTTTCCTCATCGAACTCGGTAATGTCCACAGAATCAACGGACTTCACACCATCAACCCTATTCCCAGCCTCATGGATCAATTGAGCAAGGACGGAGGAATCCAGCTTTTTCGCGAGTTGGGCTTCCTTCCATGCAATGCCGTTGGCCCGCTGAAAATAAGCATCGTTTGTCCACAAACGAACCTCATTAGCCAAGTTCTGAGCTATTGCCAAAGCTCCGGACGTTAAAAGGATGTTCCCTTCTTTCGTCAGCTGCAGATCCCATGACTGAGGATTCAGAAGAGCTGTTTTTGCTGTATGCGGCATGATCTAACTCCTCGTTTACTGCGGGGCGCCGGTGCTTGAATTTCCGCTTTGGACGCCTGTGTGCGTGTGGCTGGTAAAGCTGATGCCCTTCGCATTTACATCACCTGTGAATGTTGCATCAGCACCTCCAGAACCACCGCCGGAAATTGGTCCGTTCAAATTGATCTGAGCAGAGTTGACTGTGAAACTGGTGCTCGCATTGACCTCGCACTCCGGAGATTCAATCGTGATCTTTGTCGGAGCTTTAATCTTTATTGTTCCCTCGTCTTCCAGATGAATGAAGACCTCCGGAGCCTTTCCCCAGAAACCACCGATATAGAACGAATCGGACGGATCAAATTTTCGATAAGTTGCAGGAACCTTTGGAGTCGTGCTGCCGTTGATGTTTGAAATGTCATGCTTTGCCACAACTGCCAATCCGATGTCTCCCACCTTAGGATCACAGATAATCGCGGCTTTTCCATGCTGTAAACGAAAATACGGAAGCTTTGGAATAGTAGTCACTTCCAAGCCGTCTCCTGAATTGTTTCTGGGCTGGAGAAGTGGCTTGACCGTGACATATCCGGCGCCGGCTTCTTCTCCTTTACGTTCCACCGCCGTCACAACAACAGGCAAGGAGGTACTTACCACCTGAGAGATCAGCGAACGAACAAAAAACTCCATCGAATTCAACGGATTGCTTGAGGCGAAGTTGTCATAGTTCGCACTAAGTTCTTTGTCTGACATTTACCACCTCGGATATATTCCGGAAATTGAAGTTTTCCAAGAACCACCACCTGGATCATTAGCACTCAACTCATGTTTGAGAGAGACGATTTTCCAAGTTCCGGAAGCATGAGGAACGATTGATTCCAGTTTGAAATTCGCTCCGATCCTCAACTCCGGACGGAAAAAACATGAGACGTTGATCCCATTGTTCGAGAATGTTGGATAACCAATCATGCCGTTGGAGGAGTTAATCAATGGCAATTCGCCTTGTGTCTTCCGGCTTCCTTTCTTCGGCATGAGAACAACTTTCTCATCATCAAATAAGAGATTTGCACCAACTGCATCGGCAATTCGACGCATTTTTGTCACTGGGTCCCCGTTGATAATGCAATCTCGGATTGAAGCCGTGACTTCATTGTTTTCGAGGACGTACCCGACTTCTTTTGAAATCTGCTCAATCAAGCCTGAAACGGTTTGGTTACCTGTGACAGAAATCGGAGGTTGAGGAATTAAAGCGGGAAAAAGGCCACAATTTGCCTCGATCTTGAACACTGGACTCGGAGCTGTATTGAAGTCCGCCCAAGCATTGATGATCTCGCCTTTGAAAATAACTGATAAGGTCTTCCCTTTCTGTCCTGCAGAAATATTGATTTTGTTCCGCTTCAAAGAAAAGGACTTAAAGCCGAGATGCGTCAGACGCTCCATTGTGTTCAGAGACAATCCTTTCAGAACAACTGAAGCTTTTGGATATGCCGGACAACCTGATTTATCAATGGAGACAGACACCGCAAAATCTTTGAAAGTGATTGCTTCTTGTCCGTCCATAGCGACCGTTACAGCAATGTCTTTCTGTGTGTAAGTAGTCTCATTGAGCACCATTTAAAACCTCGCTTGCATACACAAGGATCCATCGGTCGTTTAAGCCTTCATATTGAGGATCTGAGTTGCCCAAAGTGTCGATCATTCTGAGTTTGCCTTTAAAGTTCGGAGAAGGATAAGTATTGATGTCCGTTTCCACGCAAACCTTGCGCCCTTTAAATATCTCGACTTCTTCACATGTCAAATTGCAGTACATGTGCTCGGCCACTTGCCTCAGGCTGATGACACAATTCTGACCGTCCAACACGACAGAAAACTCTTGCCACGGAAGGGCTGAAATATTGATTTGAATCATGTTCCACCACCATTGCAACCAGATGGTTAAAAAGGTTTCTACTTGCCCAGGCCTCCAGCCCATTTGATCAAGCTTTGAGCCATCGTCGGTTTTGTTTGAGCCTGCCCTGTATTAACCTTGACTGCAGAAGTCGCTCGCTTTGGTGAATAAGCGATTTTCTGCTGGTTTAGGTTGACCGTGATGATCTCAACGAAAGAGGCGTGTATCGACAACATACAAGCATTAGATGTCTGAGTTCTGGAGAAGTCATAGTGCTCCAAAGCCATATTTCGCCAGATTTTTGCCGGAGAAAAAATCGTACAAGTGTCTGTACTGTTCATCCTCCGGTCTAACATTGCGAGCGCTAAAACCTGAACGGCATAGCTTCCATTGAACAAAAATTCGACGTTTACACGCTCAGGTTCACGCACAATGTTGTAAGCGGCTAACTGGCCCTTTTCGATCGGTTCGGTCGGAATCCGAGAACTCTGGTCTGCGTCAACTGCAGCAATCGAAACGTAGGGAATAAACGGAAGCAGGTTGTTTCCAACTACTGCCCACGACAATCCCATGATTGAATTTATAGACGCCATCAGAAATCAACCCCCGAAGCAGCGTTATTCAACATGTCTGTAGATCCTTGCATGGCCTGAGAGACACCTTGATTAACTCCTTGAATAACTTGTTCCTTGTCTGGATTTCCGTTGAAATTGACTACAGTCTGGTTGGAAATCGGAGAGTTTATGTTTGTCGTTCTGCCTTTTTCTTTGACGACTCCTCCGGCATTTCCAGCAGTTGCTCCAGCCGGTGCAACCACTGCCTTCTTCTTGTCATCACTTCCGAACCAGTTCATGGGATTAACCCACGAAGGCATTTCAAAATTTGTGATGTCTGACAAGGCACTGGAGATCCAGTCAACGATCGGCTGAATGCTGCTTTTGATAGATTCAAAGGCGCCAACAAACTTATCCCTTAATCCAGATACAGAGTTGATGACCTTCGCGATAACTTCAGCAACCTTTCCTATCGTCAGAACGATTGTCTCAACTGCTACCTTGATGACCGATCCGAAAGCCTTCAGGAAAAGATCTCCGACAGGCTTTAGCGCGTCCATCAGATCTTGGATGGCTTTCCACGCATCTTGGAAGCTCTTGCGAAGCTCTTTGATTTCGTCGTCAGACGTGCCCATTGATCTGAGCAAGTCTTCAAACGCGCTTGGTCCGCCTTTTGCAAAACTGATTAGATCATCTAATGCAAGGGCTAAAGCAACTATGCCGGCAACAACCAACCCAACAGGACTGGCTAATAAACCTAAGGCCTTTCCACCCAGCATTAACGCCGACTTCGGACCCAAAGCTATTGCCGCGGCTCCCGCAACCAATTCCAGTGCTATTTTGATGAATTCACTGTGCTGAGCAACAAAGTCTGTGAAGTCACCAAATTTTTTCATCCCCTTATCGATGTACGGAAGAAACACCTTGGCAACTTGATTGCCGAGGTTCTTCATCGACATGGTTGTGATTTCCCATTGGATTTTGAACCGTCTGGCGTTTTCCGCGTCTTTAGGAGACAGGGCCATTTGCCGGTACTTCCCAACAAGCTCGTTCATTTGCTTGTTGTTCTGAAGGAACACCGCAGCACTTTCCCGGGTCAGGCCGAGATACTTCAGGGCATAGTTGGCCTGGGCATCATTCATGCCATTGAGCTGTTTTCCCATGCGCAGGAAAACAGACGCGCTGGCGCCGGTGCGGTCGGTGAACGATTTCAGAGCATTAGTGAACGCATCTGCAGAACCTCCCGCAGCCACATTCGCTTTTCTCCAAGCATCCAACTCAGAGACGTTCATCCGGACTTCTTTTGAGAGCTTGTCTAACTTATCGCCCTCATCAATGAAGTTCGTGAACATCATCTTGGCGCCGAACATGGCCGCCAAGGGACCGGCATATCCCTTTATTGCAGAGAAGACCTTTGAGGCCATTGAGTCGAGTTTTTGCAGGGCCTGAGATCCCTGTTTGGCCCCCTTCTCAATGTCTTTTCCAGCCTTTTGACCTGCTTGAGAAGCTTGCCTCATTGAAGCAGTAGCAGCATCAGAATTATTTTTGACTGATTCGACTGCCGCAGCCGTTTGATCGCCAATCGGGTTGCCCAGAAGTTCATCAAGATTGTCTCCGGCATCCGCAGACTTTTTGATCAAGAAATCGATCTTCTTTGAGAGACTATCGAAAAACTCAATGATCCCATCGGCATTTAAACCAATGTCGATTAACAGACTGTCAGTTGTTTTTGCCATTTTCTAATCCGATTTATTTGCAAGCCACGCGTTGTAGTTTTTGACTAGAAGGATCTCATCGAGCTGGTACGCTTCTTCAAGCGTGATCGTTGTCTGCAACTCCGTGAGGGTTGCCATTCCTCCGGATATAAGCCGGGAGAACAAAGGCGGGAAGTTGCTAACTTGGGCAACTCCCCGAACCTTCGCGCAATCTGCTAGGAACTCGGCTCTGCGTGGGAGAACAGTTTCCCGAAATTTTGAAAAAAACTGAAATTCACCTTCAGGGATTCCACACGAAGGCGGATCAAGGTCATCGGGTTACTAATGTAGCCGTCGGCATCGTCATACGAAAATTGACGCTCATTGTTGCCATCAACCTTATACACACCAGTCAGAAGCTCATCCAAGAGGGCCTTCGCTTCCATGTGAGGGACGGATGCTAACGCTCTGATAATCTCTTTATACGAAACAGAGGCGTCTAAATCGAGGTTTTTTCCTGTCAACAGGAGAATCCGGATTAAGAGGTCTTCTGATTTCGTTGCTGGGAACGGGTAAATTTTGAACGTCAGCTGCTTATCGCCGTCTGTCGTTTTGAAGATAACCGGATCTCTCATTTAGATGCGCTCCATAGACTCGAAGTGGAATACCCAGGTCGTGGCAGCCAAGACTTTATTAAGTCCGGGCATCGGGTTTGCTGTCTGCAATACACCGTTGGAGAACTGGTAGGTCTTGCCAATTGATGGAATCTTGATTGTCAGATTGCAAACGTAAAGCTGTTTATTTGAGCTCATAGCCTCAAACAACGTTGTAAATGCGGCCGCTGTCGGAGAGTTTGCTTCCAGCGTGATTGTGACCGGATAAATATTCGGTGTGACGCCTGCAGCCATACGACCGTCGACACCCATTCTGGTCTCGGCAACCTGCTGGGAATCGGCAACAATAGCCGCATCTGTGGAGAATCTTTCCAGTTTCAGACCGTTCGGGTAAAGCTCTTCAATCGTCATCACTGCTGACGCATTGGCGGATGTGATGTCAAAGTTTTGTACGGGCATTTTTATTCTTTCCTAAATGAAAAACCCGCCATCACGACGGGTCTTTGCGGTTGTGAAATTTTGATTACATGACGGCTGTCAAAGGCATCTCAATTCGTTGGATGCTACCGGCATAGGTGTACCAAAGTCCCAAACGAGGGCTTCCTCGCTGGGTTCTCACATTTGCCGACGGAGATTCAATAAGGTACCAATAACCTTTTGAGTAGAGATCCTGTTTGATCGTTGAGTTGTTGGTTTCCGTCAACAATTGCTGAATCTGGGAGTTGGACAGTGCTAGGCCTGTATCAATCACGCCATTGCGCTTGGCATCATTGATGGGATCGAGCAACCATGCCTCGACATAAGCAAAACCGATGGCGTTGTAGGGAGCGCGATTGATTGCCGCGAAGCCGTCCATAATCTGACGCTGGATGCGGGCCTTGAACCAAATCATGCCGTAAAGGGCATCAATCCATTGATAAATTCCGGAGAGCAGGCAGCCACGGTTAATGAAATCAAACTCAGCGTTACGTGTTGCGAATGCACCCACGTAATTGACCTTGAGATCATCCAATGCTTCAGCCACTTCGTCGCTGAGAACGGAAGCCTTAATTCCGGAAGCCGACTTCGCAAACCACGTCTTAATGCCTTGGATAGCGGACCAATCAATAGAGGCGCCAACTGCAAGGAATGCCGCGGCATCCTGAGCGGTACCGTAAACCATCGCCAAACAGTTGTAATTACTTTCAGCTAACTGGGCGGCTTTCGTCGTGGACTGGGTAGATTGATCCAGCATCTTTGTGTCTGTGGACCAATCAAAGTACACGTAGTCATCATCAATGTCTGCCCAAGCCGCTAAAGCGGAAGCCTCTGCCACCTCAGTTGCATAAAGAGTCGTGAATCCGACCCAGTTTCGAGAAACAGAGGTCACAAGATTCATGTTCTGAGCAGGTGTCAGAGCATCGGAACCTTGAGAGAGAACGGCACCGGAATCCTCTGTCAGTCCGAGCAATGCAGATACATCCGTTCCAGTGGTCGCCTTTGTAGCGAAGGAGATTGAAGCCGTATCGCCTGTCTCTGTAGTGGTCAGAATGATGGCATTTTGATCAGAATTGAAGGCGCCGGAAACCGCTCCAACTGCAGAAGCCAGCTCGGTTGCAACGTCACTGAAAGACTTAGCCGTAGAGAAATCGAGGTTCACGACTTCTTTTTCTGTGCCGTTGACCGAAATCGTCAGGGAACCGGTCTTAATGGCTGTCAGTTCAGAAAGTTGCGCTGTGATCGGAGCAGACTTAATCCAAGCGGCGGCATCTGCATTGATTCTACGGGCCACAAAAAGACGGTTAATCGCCTTCTGCTGATTGTTCACTCCTGAGAAATATTGATTGGCAAAGTCCGCCTCAGGAGATTCCGCACCAAAATAATTCCCGACAGCGGCAGCTGTCACAAATTCCAGTGCCGGAGAATCTGCAGGAATCAGAGCATTCTGGGTCAGCAGCAGACCGTTTGTTTCAAGATCGGCGCTCCCAGCTCCAATGATGCGAGGGGTGATAGAAACCAATCGATTAGCATTGATTGACATATTTTTCCTCAAAATAAAAAAGCGCCCGTTAAGGCGCTGACGATAATTGCTGAGGTGCTAGCTGAGAGCTACACCAATTTAGAGGCCGTTAATACACGGCTCCTTTAGGCAAAGGTTTAGGGTCTTCTATAGGTGTTCCGCTTAAGTAAGCCTCCACCACTCGAAGTTTTTCCTCTTCGTTCACCGGATAAAGACTCCCCCAAGCATGGAGAATTGGAATCTCTCCAAATTTCTCCTCATATTTGTCATAGAGTTCCTCGTTAGAGAGAGACATCAGCCGATCGACTTCTTTTTTGTCCATTGTTTTTCCTTGCTATGGGATACCAAATCCTTAAGCATTTCGTTGAAAACATTATAAGATTTGGAAAGGTTTTGTTTTACGGCGGGTAGCTCACATCAACGTTTTTCAGGTCCACATTAACCGCATTAAAGAAGCTCATAGAAACTTTGATCTGGCTCTGCATGCTGAGGTGGATCATCAGCGTTGATCTTCGTACATAGTTATCGGAGTCCCCGATGATGGTTGTGTCTCTCGGATCATCCGCATGAAGCAGGCTGATTCCTCTATCAACGAAAAACTGCACGCCGACCTGAGACCTGCATACTGTCTCCAAGGCCTGAGCTCTCAGCATCGCATTCATGCCATCAGAGCCGTTTAGCGTCGAAGCGTAGCAATCGACCTGAACCAAAACCTCTATAGTCGTTGAGAGGTAAACATTGTCATCGGTTTGGTCCTTCTCCCAATCCTCGGCACTCGTCCCGTGTCGCACGCTTGAGATGTAGGAATAGATGACGTAATCGTTCCCTTCAGGAGGCAATGCCAGATTGTTCTGGTTACCGTAGAAAATGTTTTCCGGCGCCACTTCCGGAACTGCAAATATCTCAAGAAATTCTTGGATCACTGTCCGGATGTTCGGGGTCAGGTTTTGTGCTTTCATCTTCATTCTCTGCGATATTCAGTTTCTGAGGCGTGGTTTGGAATGTGCAGCGGACCGCCTCCCAACCAGCGTCCGAAAAATCCTCGATCACCGCAGTGATCAGCCACTGGCCTCCCTTAGAGTCTTCGACATAATCTCCCGACCTTGCTAGTGGTCTATAGATTGCCCACGGCCGCTGCTTCTGGTCGCTCGATGCGTAGAGGTACAGGCGCCGGATGATGGTGTTCTGTCCGGCTAAGTTGGCATGATCAAGAGCGCTATCGCCTTCACTTTGTAAATTTCCTTGAATCTCCTCTGCTGGTGCGTAATACGCTTGGACGATCCCTCCTACATTCTTTTGGCCGACCGATCGATACAGCTTGAAGGTTTCGTCTGCATAGTTGGCGTTAATCGCCTGGCGGACAATTGCGTGTAGGTTGAGAGACATTAGGAAACCTTCCAAGTTATAGAGCTTTGCAAGACGCCACTCAGCGTCAAAGGCTTTGTGGTCATCACGTTGTTAGGTAGAGTGCCTTTCCCTTTAGCTTTCTTGGCCTTGTCCATTTCTCCTCTTGCCTGCATCAGTGCCATCGTTAGCTCTGATCGTTTGGGAAATGAACCTGCCGGAATACCTGCTTCTCGGATCGTTTGCTTGATATCGTCGGTGGCCATTTGCCCCATGACACCTAACGAATGCTTTATGTCGAACGTTTTTAGGAAGCGAGACCTAAATTTCACCTGCCAATCCATTCGTTTTTGAGCGTAGGTGGCTCGCATAAACGGACGCGGAGGCATGTACAGGGTCGTGAACTTGCTGTTCGGAGGAAGTCCTAGCTGGGCTGACAGATAGTGTCCTTGCTTACTCGTCACTGATTGGGTCCACCCATATTCCAAATACATCCCAATGCTGGCAATGTCCGGAATCATTATTCCGACCTCTAGCTTTTTATTGCTGTCGGCCTTAAGTTTCTCTGACAGCTTTTTGAACGCATTGTTAGATGTGATGTTGATGCCCATCATCATCCCCACGGATGGTAATTGTTTCCCGGATAAACTCTGCCGCCGATTCGGTATTTGGCAGTCAGCGTCCAGTACATGGCGCCGCATTGGGTTTGAGCCCACCAATCTCCGACAAAAGTATTCGTTTTCAGAAGGTCAAAACTGGTACTCACACTTCCCTGCGTAGCACTAGCAATCCTGCCAACCTGACCATTCGGCTGCTGGCTGAGGGTTAGCAGATGACAGGTTGCCAAATCCAGGAGCCGCTCCCTTGTATAGATCTTGTTGTCCGGATCGTAGGGAGCAAAGCTGTCGGCGTCCGTATTCCCTACAAACTCAACCGCCAAATCAAAGTAGAACTGGAGAGTTTCGTCTGGGAATTTAACTTCATCCGAAAACGCAGGATGAAGGATTCGAAATTTTTCAGGATCAAAGACGACGACAGCCATTTTGTTAACCTTCTTCGTTCTTAACTTCTTCAACGTTGACCGATTCAGGATCGATCGGATTGAGGCCGTGAGATGCTTCCTTTAGTTCGTCCTCGCGGCTTCTGAATTCTTGAACTGATTTCATCTCCATCAGGCACGGAAGACCGCCATTCACTCCTGTGAACACAGCTTCTTGACCATGCATACGAATGATGTTTTCCCAGTCTTCTTTGTCGATCTGGAACGCAACCGAGTTTCCCTTGCCCAGCAGGATCCCGTCACGTTTTCCTCTAAGCGAATCATTAACTCCGGGGAAGATGATCGTCTTTGTTCCGCCATTACCGTTCGGCACATCGTCAAATTTGAGGCCGTGTGCAAGAGTGCAAGCAATGATCACAGTGGACTGAGTTTTAGCAGCGCTCTTCTTCTGAGTGTTGCTGAAATTGTCTGCGACAACCTTTCCGGATGTTGCTTTCTGAGTTGTGTTGGTTCGAGCCATTATTTTCAATCTCCTAAGAAAGAGGCCCGATCTCTCGGGCCTCCATAGCTGGTTAGTTCAGGTTAGATGCCAAGCATTGTTGCGACGAGGCTGGGACGACGAATAACAGCGCCCCAAGTTCCGCCCACCACTTTCTGCTTGTAGCTGGACATTTCCGGAACCACACGACCCAAGAAATATTTCTCAGAGAATGCGCAGATACCGGTTTCAATGCCAAACAGATCAGGAACGGTCATGTACAGCATTTCACCTGCAGTCGTGGTCAACTCAGGAAGCTGAACAACCTCGATGTTGGGGAAGGACTGCTTGAGCATGGTCATAGCTGTAAGACCGAAACTGTTCGGTTCGGTCAAGTACGGAGCTCTGGTGTTACTGACAGCGAGAACGATGCGGGAGTTCTGATCAACCAAACCGCCGTTATTCTTGCTAATTTCAGCCCAAAGCTTGTTAATGTCGTTATAGACAATGTTGGCAGTCTTCTCAGGCTGTGCTGCGCACTTTGCCGCCCACGTAGAGTTAGCGGTAGATCCTGTAGTGATGGAGATCGGGGAAATCGAAGCATTCAAGTTCGGGTCATTTAACAGACCGTAGACCTTCTTACCTTCGACACCATAAAGCGCAAACTTGTTGTGAGCCATTGCCATCACGTAAGCAGAAGCCTGTTGTTTAGAAGAAACAACATTCAACTTGGCCTTGGCCGCAAGACCGACTTCGCGGTCGCCATACTTGATGACGGTCTGGAACAGGAAGTTTTCACGAGTCGGGTACTCCACGTTCACGTCTGTGGAGACGTTCTCTGCGAAGTCAGAGTAAGGAGTTACATTGCCGGCATACTCTTCGACCGGGAAGGTGAAGAAATTGTCAGTCCAATCGCCCTTGCGTTCTTCGCCGAAAATCTTAGTAGCGTTCTGGGCGGCAAAGAGAATGGGGACGACCTGCGGGTCAATGAATGTCGTGAAGACGGACGGAACACCGACAGACACAGGAGTCTGCAATGCGGCATCTCGAGCCATTGCCTTAACCGTTGCATCGTAGTCGACGTTGATCTTGCCCTTTGCGTCGGTGGAATAGGACATGAATCCCTTTGCTTCCACACCATGCACGCCCTTTTGTTTTGCTAATTCAAAATCGTTCATTTTTTACCTCAGATTAGGATCCGGTCGCGGCAGGCTGATAACCGAGGCCGTGATTGGAAATGATGATCGTGTCGCCCTTTGCGCCAGCCGTCTGAACTGTCCAACCGGTGTCATTTGTGGCGCCGGCGGTGCCAAAAGTGATGGCGCCGGTAGTCGGATTACAAAGAACCGCCTGACCGACCGTGGCGGCTGCGGGAGCAACGATGTAGTAATCACCTCGAACGGCAATCGTCAGCTCAGAGCCCTTCGGATAAATATCCGGAGTATCTGTGCCCAGCTCGATGGACGCGGTGAACGTGCGCTCAACAAATCCGATCGGCTTGTCTCCTGCAGAGCCCGTCAAAGAGGCGATCGGGAATTTCACTGCTGTTCCGGTTGTGGAGGCGGCCACAGCAAACGCAAAACCACCGCACTGGACAGTACCGTCAGACAAATAGTTCTGAGGCGTGTAGACGGCCTGATTGAATGCAACCTGCTGTCCCGGAATACCGATAGCAGGATAGAGACCTACAGATTTTTGAAGCATCAAAAAATCTCCTATTTATTTAACATTGTTCAAAATTGCGCTGACGGCAGTCGGCTTCTCGGTCACCTTGGCGCCGGAGTCTTTCGCACCAGCTAAGGCCTTTCGGCCTTGCATATAGGCGCGGTACGCAGAACGAGCTTCGGACGCGGAGATGTTTTTCAAACCGAGTTTCTTGAGTGCTGCCACATAGATGGAACCTGCAGAGTCATAGGATCCGGCACGGATAACACCTAACACCGGCTTGACTTCTTCGATTGCGGCCAGTTCAGAGTAGATGGCGTTTCTGAGAACCTTCATGGAGTCAGAAGCAGAGCTCTTCTCTTCCTTGCCGTCTTCAGGTTTCGGATCTTCATCCTGTGCGCCTTCATCTTTCTTCTGGGCGTAATTCAATCCGGCCGCAAAAGCCTTCTTCTCTTCTTCAGAAGCTTCGTCAAGGCCACAAGATTTCAAGGCGTCTGCTGCTTCCTTTTCGAGATAGCGTTCTTCGCCTTCACGTTCATGATCAGAATCGAGTCGTTTAGGATCGTCCTTTTCACGTTTTTCGCCGTAAAGGACGCCAGCCTCAAAACCAGCCTTGAAGTTCGGATCCTTCATCTTTTCATCGAGCTCCGGATCGTCATCCTGAGCCTCCTTTTGATCGTCGGGCTTAGGATCTTCGTCTCCTGTAGCCTGAGAGTAGGCCAAGTCAGACAGAGTTGTTTTCAGCTTTTCAGCTTCTTCGTCCGTCAGACCTTTTGCCTTCAGTCCATCGATGATTTTTTGAATCATCGCGTCTTTGTCATCATCTTGAGCGCCGTCAACGATTTTCCCGTTGGGATCAACGGAATGCAAATCGATAATCGCCTTTGCTAACGTCACTTCAGCCTGCTCAACAGCGTCATCTTTTTCCATATTGAGAAAGTCCTTATTAGAATCGCGAACTCTTACCTCAGGCCCAGCGCGCCCAGTTTCCACAAGCGCAAGATGGTTCGCTCTGATCTTGCGTTGCACATAGTCGTATTTCTCTCCATCTGGTGTCTCACCCGGCGTGAAGTCAGGTTCGAACGTGTATGCAAGACTCAGCTCCCGCATTGAACCGTCTTCGATTCGGCTCCGGGCGTCCTTGTCATAAATATGGAGAGAGTTAACTAAAAACGGAGCCTCAAAAGCTCCGTCCGTTCCGGTAGTGCCGACCCGAGTCTGTTTGTTCTCAGGGGCTCCGTGATCATCGTGATGTTCAAGATGAATCGGAATACCGTTTATCGATTGAATAGTTTCAGGGGAACTGAGTTCTTCAGGCGGTCGATAAGCGTGATAGATCCTTTCTGGATCAAGTCCGAGCTCTCGCCAGCCTGCGATCTCCTTCCCGTAATACGGAGCAACTTGAACTCTTGTTAGGGGAGATTTTTCGACATGGAGAAATCCATTGTCATCTACGGTCCTGACACTAGTAGAGTCAAGTGCAACACTTCTGCTGTCATTGTTACTCGCCACTTCTTTCACCTCTAACCCATAAAATTCAAAGTCCCCCTTACCTGTTTTTTCGTCATGGGCTAAAATATCGGTACATCGTGATACGCCCCTTCCTGTTATGGGAGTTTCTTGGGGGTTGCGATCGGCCTCTTCCGTACTCCTGGATTTTGATTTCAGATCGGTACGGTACGAGGCCTTTTTACTATCTATGGCATCGGCCTTATCAATTAAATAATGCTTAAAGAGGTCTCCACCCACTTTTTTGTTCATTTCTTTAGAACAAAGCGTTACTTCATACTTTTTCCCGTCTATGGGGACAATTTTGCGGGTGTAATGAAATTTCTCGACATCGGTGTGTTTTTCCTTTAATCGAGAAGAGCTCCCTAGGTATTCTCCAGTACGATAAATATGTGCAAGATACGGCAACGCAAGCATTTTGTTGTCCGCAATTGAATTCCCCGTTTCTTTTGCTCCGTTCGTAGTAAAAACAATACGGTTTGCAACGGGAAGCCCTCCCGGATTCTCTACTGCCTTAATACCTCTGCAGTAATACTCTTGGACGTATTTCGTTGCCGTTTTAGCCGGAGACTGCCCTTCATGATTCTTTCTAAAAACTTCAAAACTTGGAAGCTTATCCGGCCCCACGCTGGTTCCTGCTCCTCCAACAATCTCGCCATTTTTGATTGCTATAGTTTGATTATTATCGGTTTTCCGGAACTTGATGTCGTCTGGCATTGTTAAAGATTCCTATTACTCAGGAAGAATTGAACGGAACTGGCACCTACACCAATAAAGTTCACCGGGCATTACATTTCTTCCAACTTCTTTGTCGTATAGTCCTTTAGAAAGATCAAACTCTTTCCCATTCATCTCAATGTGACTCTCCCGACTGGTGTATTTCCCAGGAACGTGAATCCAAACTCCGCGAGTAATTCCTAAACCTTTGCAGTTAGCTTGCTGAATCTGTTGATTCAGTTTTAGCGTTTGGTCAATCGCTACCCGCTGAGCTCGTTGAGCCGTAAAGGAAGATGAACGGCCCAGGGCCTCGACAATCTGCGAATACGTGCCATGACCTTCGTAAGCATCCATAAAAGCAGAGCGAATATTTGTCAGCTCGGATGTTGTAATGTTGCTTATGAGGCTAGTCGTGTCAGCCACCATCCCCGGCAGTTCATTTATTGCCTGAGGAGTGATGAAGAAGTGCCTGCGCGTCTGCCTCATCTCGTAAGCAAAAACTGAATCAGGAATGCCCGCCGCTTTTAGAGATGCTCTCTGAGCTGTCGAGACATCGGCGGCAAGGTTTTTCACGTACCACTCAGCAATCTGACGTGTTTCTCGATCCGCCGTTCTCATCCAGTTGCCCATGTTGCGGGCAATGAAGTCATCAACATTGCGACGGAAACGATCTGGGTCACGAAGAACCAAGCGGTTGATTTTTTCTTTGATGTTCCGAAGTCTTGCTCGATCAAGGGGATCGTCCGGACGAAACGTTAAGGAAGCGTCCTCGGTCAATCCCCCTGCTTCAGACAGATAAAGAAGAATCTCGTTGAGAATCCTATTTCTGAAGGACTTCAAGAAGGTATCGAGCTTCTTTTTGAACTTTGCTTGTCTGCCTAGGTTCGGTTGAACGGAACGAGCAGTCTTCATTAGAAAATCTCTCCAGCTTTATCTTCATCAGTCTTCGGCGCCGGCGCCACATTCTCAGCCGATCGCTGTTTCAGGAAGTTGTTCATCAGCTCATTCTGCTGACTAGGATCGTCTGTCATGAGTTCGCCTTCCATCCCTTCCGGCAATTCTTCCGGAATAAAGTCCAAACCCATATCGGAATCGCGACGAACAAACTCACGAACCTCTTCAGCACTCAGAACATTGCGGTCCTGCAGCACAGCCAACATGTCGACCTTTGTCTTAGCTGTGATTGCTGTAGCAGCGGCATCTGCCTCTCCAAGCTCATTGAACTTGAAGGAAATGGACGGATCAACATGACCAAACTCGACCAACTGGATAGCTTTCAGGACAGTTTGAATTGCGTCTCGATTGAGCTCTTGTTTCGACTTGATATGGTCGTAATAGTTCCGGATATCGCTCTGACCTGTCGCGTTGAAACCACTCGGAGAGATTCCGAGAAGCTTGACCGCAGGCGTGCGATTGATTGCCGCAATGAATTCCAATGCCTGCCTGATGATCCCTTCAACTCCTGAAATCGTCAGAGTGATGTTCTGCAGGTCCTCGGAAGAATCACAGGCAAAAATGGCCTCATTCGAGCGATAACGCTGTAAGAGCATCATCTTCGCGTCTAACTGCTCAATTCCGCCTGCCTCAAACGCCTCAGAAAAATTGGTTTTGAATACCGTGAGATTGAGTTTCTCCAGAATACTGACGCCCGTTTCTCTGGCTTTGTTCCAGTGCAGCACATAATCCCAAAGGATCTGAGCTTGAGGAATGCCAAGAAAGTTGTATGCAGGACGAAGAAGTAACGGAGGTTCATTGTCAACCAGTCGAATAAGACGGGATGCATGCACCTCTTGGCCAAGAACGAACCAAGATCTTGGCTTCAAATAATCGTCTTTGAGCGGTTGGCTGGCATTGTAGAAACCAGGCGAAACATTCACCGGATCGATAACGATAAATTTGACTGTTTTATCCTCGCCTACCAGTTCTGCTGACTTGTCAGAGAAATTAAGGGGGAGCTTTAGAGCCTCTCCTTCGGCACCCGTGTCAACAAAGATGAAAGCCCCGCCCATAAAGCCAACGATGCTCAGAGCTTCATTAAAGAGCTTCCTCAGTCGATATTTGTTCTCCTGCAGATCTTGGAGCTTCTTAACGTTATCCGCAGATTCGTCTTCACCGCCTTCAATCTGAATCCATTCCCGGCACATATCATCCGCAACAGTCTGAATGCAGGTGCGGATCATGCCGTTCTGGGCGATATTCTGCAGTACGCCGTAGCCGACAAACGATGTCATCGGGAACTGGCCTAAATCCAACGCGTGCTGTGTCAAAGATGCATAGTACGCATTGAAACTCGAGCCAATCGCGGCATCGTTCGTGAAGCGAGAGTCCTCTTTCTCCGGCTCTTTGGTGTTCAACGTGATCGGAGGATAAAAGAGCGTTTTAGCCTCCTCCTGAGAGAACGATGTTCTAGGAGGCACGAAGCGAGAGCCTGCTGCATCGATGATCTTTTGATTGATCTTTCGGCGTTTGTTTTCGTCTAGTTGATTCATGATTTTCAAAATCTAAAACGTGCCTGCTGCATCTGTTCTCTAGTCAAAATGACGCCTGAGCCGTTGCGAAAATAGTTCAATGCCTGAGTTGTGCTATCTACCTGGTCATCGTGAGAACCCGCAGGAAACTCAAGCAATTCACTGACGTAATGCGGCACCCAAGGTGCGGCGGTGTCTTCCGGAATAAAAACATTCCCTGCCTCAAAGTACGGAGTGACGGACGATGCCCTTGCCTCCTTTGATTCGGTGGGCGTTATCGGGACAAATCCCGAAACCGTAGATTTCAACTCAGAGATCACCGCCGATCCGTTAGCCTTGTCTTCAACCAGCTTCCGGACAACACGCGGCCACTTCTGTGCAAGAACTCGGACCATCTCTTTTGTCTTCACAAAATCCCATTGGCCTCGAACTTGATCAAGCAGGTAAAAATTCGGTCCTTTTTTGCCCCAAACCTGCCCTACCACGTAGTCGGAGTTTTTGGAGTCTTTGAATGTCATATCCCACGACATGAGCGTATGGTCAAACTCTGGAGGCAGGCTTGATGCTGTCCATCTTCTAAACCATTCAAGCTTGAACAAAGCACCGCCGTCGGGAACTGGGTGCTGCTGATATAGCGCCTCCCAATCTCTACTGCCTATCGTTTTCTTGATTTGCAGCAGAGTTGAAAGCGGATACCGTTCAGGATGCAGAGCTTCCCCAGCTTTGCGGTGCAATTCGTCATGCTCGGCGATCGCCGGATAATTTACGATCCGGAACGTATCGCCCTCTCCCATTCTCTGGATCAGTCGACCAATCAGGTCATCGGTATGCCAACGAGTGGCCATTACGATGACTCCACCTCCGGGAGACAGTCGAGTGTATGCGGTCGATGTGTACCAGTCCCAAATGGAGTCTCGTATCGTTTTAGAACCTGCTTGAGCTCTATCCTTAATCGGGTCATCGATAATCAGAATGTCAGCGCCCTGGCCCGTAATACCGCCTCCGACGCCGCATGAGCGATAGGCGCCGACATGACCGACAATCTCAAATAAATCGGATGTCCGAATGTACGACCCTCGCGAGGACGGACGGACGCGCGCGCCATTTAGCGTCGTTTCCGGGAATACCTCTTGATATTTTTCGTCATCGATAATCCGCTGAACGTCACGATTAAAACGCTGAGATAAGTCAGCGCTGTAGGATGTAGCGATAATCTTCAGATCAGGAAAACGTCCGAAGGCGTAGGCAGGGAAACGGCGCGAAACAAGCTCACTCTTACCCGAACGAGGGGGTAAAGTAATTATCAGCCTCGGAGACTTCTTCTCTTTAACAGCTTCTAGAAACTCGTCGAGCATGTCACAAATTTCCTTATGTACCCATCCCATTAGGTAATCGGGCTTAGTGTACGTAGTGAAATGTGCAAGCGATTTACGGGCCTTAGCTATCCTGATCTCCTTTATCGTTGGAAGCCGCATTCACAATACCCTCCAGCGCGTCTAACTGTTCCAAGGTGAGCTTGCTTAGATCCAGCTGGTTAACTTTATCGACCTTGACCGGTTCACCGTCTTTTCCAGTGATCTCCTTCCTGTCAGTCTCTTTCCACCCACAGCGGCTTTTCATGTAAAAAATGGTCGCTGCCGGATTTCCCTCTCGAATGAGAGCCATCAACTTTCCGCCAACAAAGGCGTTGGCCTTAGCCTTTCCCTTTTTTATAGCGGTCGCAAAATTCGCAAAATCTTTTTTTCGATTCTGTAAGGTTCGATAACTAATCCCGAGCGCGAGAGCTATCTCTTCCTCGTTGTCACAAACCTGAGCCAGTTGTTCAACCTTCTCTAGGTCGATTTGAATGCGTGGACGAGTCCGCTTCTTTTGAACTTTTTCTTCCATGCCTTCAACCTGCCTGTAGTTAACTGGTCATATCGATGATCTTCTGAATTAAATCTTCGGGTCCGAAACTTTTAACGAAATCCTGAACCTGATCTTTGTACTCGATCGGAATTGAGAGCGTCAGATTAAAGCTGTCTGCCTCGGGTTCCTCTTTTTCCGGTTTTTCCTCAGCGGGTTCGGTAGTTCCACTCAACAAAGCATTCAACTCTTCGTCGGAAAAACCAGTGACCGGTGCCAAATCTGTATCCTGCAATTCCTGCAGCTCTATTCTCAAGAGGTCAATGTCCCAACCAGAATTAAGAGCAATTCGATTGTCCGCGAGGATGAAAGCCTTCTTCTGAGCCTCAGACAACCCGGTTAATTCAATTGTCGGTATTACCTTCAGCCCAAGTTTCTTAGCCGCCTTCAAGCGTCCATGCCCGGCAATCACTCCGCTCTGCTCGTCAACCAAGACAGGATTGTTGAACCCAAATTCCTTGATCGAACTGGCGATTTGATTCACCTGCTCCTCTGAATGCGTCCGGGCATTATTTGCGTACGGAATCAGGTCATTAACCGGTCTGTAGAGAATTTTGAGTTCAGATTCTTTCATAGCGTTAAAAAGGTGCGCCCAGCATGTTTCAGCCGAGCGCACTCCAACCAACCCCAAGGAGATAGTTTGTTAAGGCGGTTTTCTCCGCCATTCTCGTCAGGAGAATTAGAAATCCAGCGGAGTGAGCATCTTCCCGTTGGGAATCTAGGCTTGCTGGATGTTGTAAATGGCTCGGTGCTTAAGCCCACCGAGAGGCTGTGCGGTTTGTCGATAAATGTTGAGGGCAACAATGGAACCGCTGAGAATGTTGGCCGTCCGCTTGTTCTTTAATAATTCGATTTTGGAGTACGGGAGGACAATCGAAGATTGAGCGAACGGCCGAAAAACAAAAAGCCCCGAAATCGGAGCTCTTATCTAATCGATTGGCTTAGTCATCGTATCCTCTTTTCTTTGGACACACGGGCTCCTCCGCAAGGAACCCGTTCAGATTAAGCCTATCGGCGCCTGAGTGTCACAGGCTTGAAATTGTCTAATTGACGATACCACACCGAGACACCCATTGCAATAAATGCTATTTCTTAGCCGGTGCTTGCACGTCCTTTAATTCTCTATCTGGGAATCTCGTTACACTAACCACGCCCCTCCGGAGCAAAGAGGCAGAGGCTACGTCACTCAATGTCATATATGCGGCTAGCCCAGAGTTAAACTTGGCATTCTTCACGTTATGCACCGGAATAGTTTCTTTCCCATCACTCAAGAAAAGACTTATGTAATCGATCCCGAGGGATTGATCTGTGTCATTTTTAAAGACCAATCTCACCCTCACATCCTTAGGACCGTAGATCGTGGCAGATCTCGACAGCTCATCAATCTTGGTTTTTATGTCTTTCCCAATAAAAACATTCATGAACTGATTGTTTTGAGAGGAACCGACGCAAATCTCATTGGCATTGCAATCCTTCAGCCCAATACCGCCCACTTTAAATGGAAGTTGAAACTGGGCAAAAGTGTCTATCCCGCTTCCTCTCTTGCACCCCAAATAAGTGGCATTGGGGAAAACGTAGTTAATTTTTTGCTTGGCCTCTAAGACAGAAGAACTTTCCAACTCGCTCTTGTATTCTTTGCATGCCGGAACTTCAATATCCAATCGGGCATTCTTAATGATCGGAGCGCCAAAAACTTCTGAGTATGTGACTGGCATCGTGATTTCAGATTTGCATCCAGCCAATAGAAGAGCAGTCAGTCCAACTAGGACAGAAAGGGATTTTTTATTCATTTTCGATCTCTTAGGGTTTGTATGTAATTTTTAAATTTTATCAGGGCAAGTTGAGAAATAATCAGGCGAATATCCCATCTTTACCTGAGACATTCGCACTGTTTTCCCTTATTGTTTTTCTGCTTTAGCCTTTGCTGCTTCATAGGCTCTAAGCCTAAGAGCAAAGAAAACCAAAGATTCCTTAATCCAACCTTCTAGTTTTATATCCTTCACTTTCCAGATTTTCCGCCCAGCTCTACGCAGAGCATAATTATTGGAAAACACATAAAGGAGGATGATGTTTTTCGCCGTCTTAACGTTTAGTCCACCTTCTCCAATCGTCAAAAATTCGGCTCCTGGCACATCCAGGTATTGCCAAACCAAGTTGAGCAAGTCTGCGTCTCTTTGGTCAACATTCATTCCAAAATCATCAGATCGATCTTCCGGACCAGAATAATCCTCAGAAAAATCCGTCTTGTTTCTCGTCAATGCGAGAGCTCTCTCTACCGCGTAGGCAATTGAGACGTTTTTAACAACACGGTCACGATATGCCCGGCGCCAGTTGTCTAAACGAGGTCTGAGATCGTCAATGAGTTTTTGTTCTGTTTCTGTCATCCAAGAGTCCTCAAGTAGCTAAACATGCAGTAGAGATAAATAATCCCGAGAGCTGATAGCCCCCAGAACTCAACCTTTTTTCTGAGCTTGTCGCGGTGCTCCAAAAAATCCGCAATCTTCTTAGCGACCCAAAGAAGGGCGAAGATTGCCATCACAGAATTGATCCACCAGAAAACAAATGCTTCAACGTTAAAATGCCTGAACATTCCAACCCCCTCCTTCTTTCTTCGGTTTTTCAACTTCCATGAAGTGACGGCCTTTCACTGCGCCACCGCGATTTATTGAATACCATATCGCCTGCTTCGTCACCCCTAACTCTTTAGCGGCGATTACTGAACTTAAATAGATTTCTTGAGTCTCTATGCACTTAACAGGCTTTCTATTAGCCTTATGAATTTTTGAGAGCTTTTCTCTGCACAAAGAGCTTGTTTTTTGTCCTTCTCTATTACGAATTTTTGCTAATACAAAATTGTGATTTTCTCGGTTTGTACACCAGCGAAGATTTTCGGATTTATTGTTATGTTTATCCCCGTCAATATGATCTACATGATTTCTTTGGTCTGTAAAACCTTTAACAAAAGCAATCGCTACAAGACGATGTATGGCAAAAATCTTTATTACAGCGTCTTTTGAAAGACTAACGGACAAATAACCGTTTGTTCCTTGACTTTCTTTTAATAATCGTCCTTTAATAAATTTTTTCCTTGGTTGTCCTTCATTCTCGTAGCTAACTATGCGATCTATAGAACGAACCTTCCCGTAGTTACTAACTTCATAAAATCCTTCATATCCTTGGATTTCTTTCCAAATTTCGTTCATGGTGCAACCTCCTGAATATCCCATCCGCTGTCTTTTTTACGTCCTTTGGGAAAAACTACATACATGCCGAATGGATAAGCCGTGGCGCACACTTTCATTTTTACTTTACTATCGTCTGACCAAATACGAGGGCTGCCTTTCACATCGTGGAGTTCGACATATCCATTCGGACGTAGAATCATGAAATCAGGGGTAAACCAGCAAGAACCATTGGCAATTTTTACTTTTATCGACTCAAACCAATAGTCAAGTACGCGCCCTTCGTGTTTTTCTAATTCCAAATAATCTCGATAGGCCGCCTCGGTCCGGTTCATTTCACCGACCTTGAGCCTTCCTTTTGCTTGTAAAAACCTTTTCATTTATCCCTCCTGATTGGGTTTGTGTTGTTTGATTGAATTCTTTGATGCTGTTTCCAGAACATTAGAGTTCCGTTGAGCGATGATCTGAGCGTGTGAGGGCCAACGTTCAAACTGCGAGAAGAAGTCTCTCCTGCGTTGAATTTGATCGTCTGTTGTTCGCTCGAACTTAGAACAACGAGCAAACGAGATCGGATAGCACTCGATGCCAGCACCTTTATCCGGATGGTGGCAGTAGATGTTCATGTCCCCAAAGGACTGTTTTGGAGGCAGATGCTTCTTTCCGTCTGGTCCTATCCAGAAGGCCTGAGCATGAATGCAGTAGAGGCAGCACCCGCTCATTCAGACTTCCTCCGGAAAGAGCAAACGAAACAGACTGCTACAACCATCGCCAAAAACGGCAAGCTGTAGTCAATATTCGATCCGTAGTGAGCGAACCATGCAAAGTCGAGGAGACTAAGAGCTCCTCCGGAACAACCAACAAGAGCGAGGAAATTGGCAAAATCGAAGTGCATTTCATTCCCTGTCAAATAACAACCGACAAAACAGCAAGAGCTCAGGTACAAACAAAAATATCCAAAAATGTCCACGCTCAATCCTTACGAAAGATTTGAACCAAAAGCCAAATAAGGAGGGCGACTAGTTGAGAGACCACGTAACGATCTAGAGCTTCAAGCCTTTCCATTTCTATCCTCCTTCCCAACCTCAAATGCCGCTCTAACCAGTAGCCCAAACAGCACCAGATTGATGAACACCACCGGCGCCAAAATGATCATCAGTAACTGCCATGCACTCTCTGACATAAAACCTCCTAAAAGTACGGTTCAGGAGCTGGCGCTGACTGTGTTAGCTCCAGCCACGGTCTAACCGGTACACGCGTCCACGACGTGCAGAAATTCAGACTGGCGTTGTCTCTCCAAAGCTTGATGAACCCTTCCCAAGCCCCATTTCTCTGCTTGCAAAGGTTCAAAACAAAGTCTGGCTTGGTGTCATCGACATCTTTTCCTTCGGCCTTCTTTTGGACCTTGGAGAAATCGCGAGCCAAGACAAAAACATTGAAGGCAATATTCGTGATGTTGGAGCTCCCTTTGATTGAGTCTTTTGAAGCTGAATCAAAGACGGAGTAAGTTTTTGAACTGGCATCACCACGTTTGCGGCAATGGGCCACAACGACAATGTGGACATTGTTGGTCCGAGCAAACTCAACCAGTTTGGTCATCACATAATCGGTTTCCTTCTTGTCCATGTCGTCTCTGACACACATCATCAAAGAGTCAACAAAGAGGATGTCTGACTTGTAGTCACGGACAGCTGAATCAAGGAGGCGCAATAGTTCGTCCGGAGAAACCTTTCTCTGCAGGTCACAGATACGCATCCTTGAGGCGAATTGTTTGAAGAAAAGATCAACGTCAGGTTCTTCAATCATCCTTTTGTCTGTGCTGCACACTGTCTGCATGAGCATTCTTTCAATCGTTCGTACTGGAGCCATTTCAAACGAAGCTATGTAGAGAGAAGCTCCACAGGAAATGAGGTGAAGTCCGATCTGCCCAAGCAGCAGAGATTTTCCGGAACCGTTTTCGCCAGCCAACACCGTCAGTTCTCCGGGTCGAAATTCAAAATCGATCGGTCGACCGATGCAGCCTTCATTGGTTTGCGTGAAGGGAAGCGTGAACTTAGCAACATGAGTCTTCTTCGCGTCCAGATAGTTCTGGAAGTCGTTCTTAAACTCAAGAACGTCCTTGTTGATGAAAAACTCAGGGAGCTTGTAAGCCCTACTCTCGTATTCAGACAGAGAAGTTTCTATTTCTGCCCCGCCCGTCGGATCGCCCCAATAGCCATCAAGCTCAGGCGAAACGCTTGTATTTTTTGGATTCATAGTCAAATTTCCACGCAATCAGTTGTTTGTTTTTGAACATCACCGAAACGATGACGGCGGCGGGTAGAGCTTTAGGGATTTCAAGCATCCATCGGCGGACGGTCTCTCTGAGTTCGGGCGTATCGTCGACATCGATAAAGTCGATCAGAACGGTCTTCCCCCGGAGAAATTCGGCCTTAATGTGATTAGGCTCGTCACAGAACGAAAACAAAACTGTCGGAACCTGAGGCCGTCTTCTTGGCAACACCTCAATTTCATCTTCGTAGATCGCATCGGCCTGATAGAGAGCTAACTCACTGTCAGTCAGGCGAGGGAAAAAGACCAACTGGGTAGTCGTAAATGCGTCCGGATGCTCGTAAAACGTTCTACCCTGATCGTCTCGAACAACGGCAGCAGCGGCAAACATCATCTCTGCTCCTTATTGTTGGGAAGGTCTTTGATGTCGTAGGCTCTCATGCCGGCATGGAGCTTCTCTACGAACTTGTTTTTGGCACCGGTTGAATACGTGACGGGAGGAAGTTCTTTGTTGTATTCAGAAGCAGAGACCCAATGAGCATTGGGATCTTTCCAATCATCTTTAACCCAATCGGCCTTGAAACCCGTCCAGTTGCGGACCATCATTTCGTTGATGACCTCTTCCAACGTCCAGCCGGCTTTTTTCGCTTCCTTACGAAGAAGCGAAATAACTCTTTCTGTTACCGGCGCCTTCTTTTGCTTTCGATAAGCCAAAAAGTCCTGCCAAAACTCGTCAGTCAGTTCCTCGGGTTTCTGGAGGCGTTGTGTCTTGACTTCCTTTTTTGGCTTCGGTTCAACTATTTCCTTTTCGGAAACACTTGCTTCCTGCTCTTCAAGCGGAAGTTCTTCCTCAATGGCTTCAGTTTTTAGAGAAACTGGTTTTTCACACTCACGCCCCGCGAAATTTTCGGGAACTTCCGGATGTTTTTCGCTCTTTTCGATGCATGTATATATTTCCTGTTCCTGTTCCTGTTCCTGTTCCTGGATGCGGGATGGTTGCTCGTTGACACGTAAGATGGCATCTTTGATGGCATCCATTAGGTCATTGGGGATGGCGTTTCTCATGCCAGTAGACAAGCTGTCCACAAAGGCTTTCAGGCTTGCAACGTGCCTATCCAACAGATCACATTCGGGCATTAAATCGATCAATTCACGCCAAGATTTGAATGCGTTCGGGGATGACGGTGCGTTGTACTTTAGGAAGTTGTTTATTACCATGAGCCCTGCCTTCTCGTCAGCATCAATCATGCCGTTTAAGGTGACTTCTTGGATGGCATGTGACATGGCATCTCGTTGCCATCCCAGCTCATCGGCAAGATTTGAGACTCGTGTCCGAATCGTTCCTATTTGCGTGGTGTCCGGATGCGTCAACAGCAGGATGAATGCCAGCTTTGCGTTGTCTGACAGTTCTCGAAACTTCCTGTCATTCCACATTCGGACATCGATTTTTCTATAGCGAGCCATAGTATTGACCCTTTTTATTTCAACACTTTCCAAATTGGCAAAGCAGGGAAACGCAACCTGAAATAAGGCAAGTAACTTTTGGGTATTCCGTGTTTCTTCCAATATGTAATCGAGGCTGGATTAAGTCCTAGTTCCTTTGCCAGAGCTCTTTGTTGTCCCCTATCTCTCCAAAAGAAACCCTTGTATTGAGATACGACCTCTTTGAATAAGCGTTTTTTTAAATCGTCGTCCATATCGTTAAATATTAAAACAATTTTATTTAAACATTTTAAATTATAAACGAAACGTTTAAATATTTGTATGTTTAAAAATTTAACGTTTATGTAAAAATTACTTAAAATCTGACCTAAAGGAGTTTTCCTATGAAGACATACAAAGACAGAATCTCAGAACTTCTTGCCAAAAACGGAATGTCTAATGCAGAACTGGCTCGACAGATTCAAGTGTCCGCTCCGACAATTACTTACTGGCTCGGTCCGAGAAATAAAGGACTTAAATACGAAGACGCCGTAAAAATTTCAAATGTGTTTGGCGTTAGTCCAGATTGGCTAATTTACGGGGAAGAAAAAGAAAGTTTCGAACCTGAAAAACCTGATGACGACCAAACCATTTATCTTCAAAAGGTCAATTTATTCGCATCCTGCGGAGCTTTGTCCGCATACGAAGATCGTCAAAATGACTCTGATGTTATTGAAGGACTAAGGGTTGGCGTTCAATGGTTTAAAAATAATTTTCCTCAGTACCAGCCTCTAAACGTTCAGATAGTCACGGCTTCGGGAGATTCAATGGAGCCTCTGATAAAGGACGGTGATTTAGTTTTTGTGGATGTAAGCAAAAACGAATGCGACCGGGACGGAGTTTACTTTCTTTTTCTAGACGGGCAATACTTTATTAAGCGAGTACAAAGAAGCTTTGGAAAGAGATTGATCTTAATTTCTGACAACAATAAATATAGGGACATCGAGATCAATGCAGACAGTCAAGTTGAATTTCACACTATAGGAAGAGTCATTAAAACGTTTAAATCAACCGATATCTAACTGAAGGAGAATGACCATGGAGTTAATAGATAAGTTTAAGGCACTGGGTTTAAAGTCTAAAAAGATGGCAGACAACCTAACTAATGAAGAAATTACAAAGACAGCACTCATCATGCCCTTTATTCAGCTTTTGGGTTATGACATTTTTGATCCGCAGGAAGTAGTGCCAGAATTTCAAGCGCAAGCGGGAGTAAAGAAAGACCAGCGCGTTGACTATGCTCTTTGTAAGGATGGAAACCCGATTGTTTTGATTGAAGCAAAAGCCTATGGCGCTTCTCTCGATAAGGACCAACTTGACCAACTTAAAAGGTACTTTCCGTTTGTAAAAACAGCTCGTGTAGGCATTTTGACGGATGGCAACCGGTATCGCTTTTTCACCGATTTAGAGGTTGACAATGTTATGGACGACTCTCCTTACTTTGAGGTGAGTTTAGATAACATTAACGACGATGACTTAGATAAAATCCTTCTTCTGGCTAAGGATAAGTACAACGACGAATCGACAATTAAAATAGCCGAGCAATTGAAATTCACGAAACAATTTAAGCTCATTCTATCCAAGCAGTACGAACAACCAGAGGAAGATTTTGTACGATTCTTTGCCAAAAAAGTTTGGAATGGCCAAATTAATCAAAATGTTAAAGACAAATTAACACCGCTCTTAAAAGAATCATTTAGACAGTGGACAGAGGAAAAAATTAACGCGAGACTACGTAAGGCCATTGAGGGAGAAGAAAAACAACAACAGGAAGAAGTTGCAGAAGCTGCACCGGAGCCTGCCAATAACAACCCCGAAGCAAATGACTCAGACAAGCTTGGACTTAATATCATTAAGGCGATCCTTGCAGATGTCTGCGACGTCTCCAGAATATACCTAAGGCCATCAAAAACTTACTGTGCTGTTCTTTTGGACGATAACAATAGAAAAACCTTGGTTCGGTTCTACTTCCAAAATCCAGAAAAATTAAAGATCGACTTATATGGCTTCATGAGAGTTGAACCACCTTTCCAAATTTCTACAGTTGAGGACATTTATAACTACAAAGAAAAAATAATTGAAATATTCCAGCGTATAGAAGCCGGAGATACAGGTCTTAACCAGCAGTCCGAGAACAAACAATAACGTAATCAAGTAGCGCATTCAAAGCCGCCCCCGGGCGGTTTTTTTATTGCCGCGAGAGCGGCTTTTTTGTTGGTCGAACATTAAGATCTTTAATCGTCAGATCAAAAATACTTAAACACTTTTCTAAGTAATTTCCCGTATATTTCTAATTTAAACCTTTTAATGCTTGCTTTAATTGTTTAAATATTTTAATATCTTCATATCAGATTTTAAACGTAATGTTTAAATCTTGAAATGGAGAACGATCAAATTTAGATAGATAAATTGACAATTTCAGAATCCGGGCCATGGAGAACTAAACCCGGACGCAGCAGGTAGAAAAAGAGCCTGCTAGTGAAAAAATTCGAAACGGCCATGTGCGGGCGGTGCTGGTCACGCGAAGGAAGACAATCGAACACCAGCAGTCAGTGAAGTGAATGAGTAAGGCAAACGGTAGCCACGAAACACTTTTCAGCTAGAGACCTCTGACAAATACAGGCATTTGAGATGCACGCAGTATCAAGAACAGCAAACCTGCGTTGAGGTCCCGAGAAGCTAACCAGACGAGGAAATCAAAACCAAGAACAGAAACTCGGGCGTCCCAGTCTCGTGAACTGGGTGAGCTAAGCGCTCTCGCAAGAGAAACTGTAGAGCGCAAACAAAAGCGCCTTTCTTGTCACTCACCAAAAGACGAACGATCTTTAACTTGGAGGGCGCTTCTGTTTTTACAGGAGAGAAAAAATGCTTTTAAAAGTTAAGCGCGTCGTCCCTAGAGTTTATGAGATTTACTACAAGGGTCAAAACATCATCAGCTTAATTAGACCGAAGCCTAATGACTGGCGCTTTTCCGGATTCTTCATGAAAGAACAAGACAAGGTAAACGATTTGTTATTGGCAAACGTTTTCGGTCTGAGTTTCCGAACAAAAAGACGAGCGCTCATCGAGCTAGAGGTCATTTTTGCAAGATTTGAAGCCTTACAGGCCTAACCCGAAATTCGAATTATTAGGAGAAAACATGTTAGCCACCTATGAACGTAAAAAAGTTACGGAGTACACGTCTTTTAAAAATGAATTTAGAGTGTTTTACAAAGGGGAATACGTTTGTGATCTATTAAAAATAGGGTGTCACGAATGGGCGTTTTCGGCATTTCAGAGTTGCGACAAACTCAAAGGTCTCCAAATGTTTCTTTATAACAAGACTAGTTGGGAAACCTTTAAGAAAAAAGAAGAAGCTATCCAGTATTTAGAAAACGTTCTCACCGCTTATGGGGCTGGCGAACATTCAGCTTAATCAACCTTCGAACGATTAGAAAATTTTTAATACTTCGATAGCCCGCTTCGGCGGGCTTTTTTGTTACCTGTAAACAAGGTTAATTATGAAATTTGAACCCAAAAAATTGAAATTCGTCCACGAGTTTCCAGATGATCGTGAATGGCTGGATGAAGAACGCCTCAAGGCCAAGTTGGTTTATTACGATGGCGTGATGATCGCTTCAATCAGCTATGACAGTGACGCCAGATTATTCAATCTCTGGTTTGAGGATTTCAAATACAAGTATCCAAAGAATGACAAGGAAAACTCCGTCAAGCCGGAAGAGATGCAGAAAGAGAACAATCATTGTTTTGAAACTCTCAAGATCTGCAAGGAAGTAATTTCCGAGGTTCTGACTAAGTTCCTTCCGCAGGTCGAATATATCCGGCCAACGTTTGAAGAAAACGAATCCAGCCTGGATCTTTAAAACCCTGACAGTCCGGAAAGACGGACATATTCAGACCATCTTCATAAGCTCCCCAGGCTTTTTACCAATAACTGTTGGTTCCAGTTTTTTGCGCTTAGGGGAGCTTTTGAATGTGGTCTTTTTTACATAGTTTTATAGGAGAGAAAAATGATCTTATTACCGGACGAGCAAAAGCAGCTCTTTAATTGTGTCGTTGACGATCTTCTGAAAGAGCGCGGGTCGGCCCTTTACTTAACTGATGCTCTTGCTTATGCCGAGCGTGCTGTGGTTTCTGCCCTGCTCAATGGCAAATCCGAGATCACGCTTGATCTCGGTCACGTTGTCCAAACTGCAGAGGCCCAACGGGAAACTAAGGCGCTCTTCAAGGAATATGCAGCGGATTTCATCTGTGGTCTTGGGATAGAAGCGATTGATAAAGACATCTACCCCGACGTTAAAAATTAACTTTCTCTCTCCTGGCCCTCGTTAGCGCGGACTCCTTGATGCGCTTTCGGGGGCTTTTCTTTTGGAGGTTTGTTATGAAGAAGTTTCTGACAATGAAGAATTCTGACGATGACAACATCATCCTGTCTTGGATTGCTTATGTGCTGTTTGCCTCCTCGTTCGTCCTCCCGTTTTTCTTAGTGGTGTGGCTCAGATGAATTACACACCTCGAACGTGCCCCGGACCCGGAGATCTTTGGCAGCCGTCTTGGCAAGAAGAAAAACGCGAAGCAGAGTATGAGCGGCTCCTTGAAAGATTTTTTGAGGATTACATCCCGCGGTATTGCGACAAACGTATTAACGAACTTGCTGAAGCTGGTGAGGACGAAAGACATCCTGAAATTGAGCCTTTGTTTGACGAATTTTTGAAGGAAAACGAATGGCAGTAAAACTCACTAAGAGAGAGAAGACGCCTCTACTACCTCGAGCATCAACAAGAAATTAAAAAGAAGTGCAAAGAGTATTACTACGCGACAAAAGTAAAACCTAAAAGGCAGAGGTTGCCTCCACAACAGGGTCCCTTCTCTGCCTTATTTATTGGAGTAGAAAATGACTAACGAACAACGTGCCGCTTGGCTCGAGGGCCGGCGCCGGGGCATTGGTGGTTCCGACGTGGCAGCAGTCCTAAGTCTCAATCCCTGGAAAACACCGCTCGACGTATGGAACGATAAGCTCGGTCTTTCAGAAGATAAGGAAATGTCCGAACCGGCCTATTGGGGAACGGTACTGGAGGATACGGTAGCCCGTGAATTCCAACAACGAACTGGCATGAAGGTTCAAAAAGTCACTCACCAGTTCGTTGATCCAGAATGTGATTGGATGATTGCAAACATTGACCGAGCGATTATCAATCCTGAGATTGCCGGAAAAGTTCGGCCCCTTCTGAAGGTTGAAGAAATTGAGAAGTATGCCGACATCACAGGCGTCGAGCGCATTATTAACACGGATGTCGCTTTTGAGGCTAAGACGGCAAACGCTTTTACCGCCGATCTCTGGGGCCCTTCTCAGGAGCTGGAGATCAAACAGAACAACCTCAGAACCGAGCATGTGATCCCGCTTTACTACGAAACGCAGATTCAATGGTACTGCGGCATTCTGAAGCTCAAAGGAATGTATCTCGCGGTTCTAATCGGAGGATCTGATTTCCGGATGTACTGGGTAGATGCTCGTCCGGATGTATTCCAGGTCATCAAGGAAAAATGCTCTGCATTCTGGAACAACTATGTTCTAACTAAAACGCCTCCGGAACCGATAAACATTGAGGACGTTCTAAAGCTCTACGGGAGATCTAATGGTAAAGCTATCGAAGCTCAAGGTGATCTGGCTATTAACTACGGCGAATATGCTCGTCTTAATGGCGAAATTAAAGAGCTCAAGAAGCAACAAGACGCGGTTAAAGCCAAGATCGCCATCGACATGAAAGACAACGAAATTCTGACTTTGGACGGCAAGAAGGTTTTGACGTACAAGACCCAGACATCCAAGCGCTTCGACTCAGACTCCTTCAAGCAGGAACACCTGAATGATTACTTTGACTATCTGAAAGAGAGCACCACTCGCGTCATGCGTGTGTGCGTAACCTTTTAGGTTGATGGCTACACAAAATGAGCAGGGTTTCTACTGATAAAAAGAGCGGTTTTGTGTAATATTCGCTTCGAGCACTACAGTACGGTGCAACAAGAAAAGGCTTTCTCGGTTGAGCCAGATCAACCGAGCCAAATTCCCTCCAAGCCTGCACAAGCGGGCTTTATTTTTGCCTCTGGCTTATTTCTCGTAACTCTTAATCAACCAAAGCCCCTCCACTTCGAGGGGCTTTTTCATAGGAATTAAATTATGTCTACATCTGACCAACTCGCTTCCGTTGTCGGCGCTCCCTCTGCCCCAGTCGCCAAACCGAAAACGAAAGCCCCGGCAATCGTTCAGCAAGTTCTGTCCGATCAGTTCAAGAAACAACTCGCCTTAGCCGTTCCCAAACATCTGAGCGCAGACCGTATGGCAAGAATTGCCGCGACCGAATTACGAAAGACTCCAGCGCTTCTCAACACAACTCCGGCATCTTTCCTGGGAGCCGTCATGCAGTCTGCTCAGCTCGGCCTTGAGCCCGGTTCCGCACTCGGTCAAGCTTACCTTGTTCCATATGGAAACCAGTGCCAGTTAATTCTTGGTTACCGCGGCATGATTGATTTGGCCCGTCGCTCCGGACAAGTGTTGTCTCTTTCCGCATTCGCAGTGCACGAAGGTGACGATTTTAATTATCAGCTTGGCCTACATCCGGACATCCACCACGTTCCAAGCGTCGAAGCTGACCGCATCAAAAAGCCGATTACGTTTGTCTATGCCGTGGCCAACTTGAAAGGCGGCGGATACCAATTCGAAGTGATGTCTCGCGCTGAGGTTGAAGCGGTTAAGACAAAGGCCAAGTCAAAGAATATCTGGAACTCGTATTTTGAACAGATGGCCCTCAAAACTGTGATTCGCCGTCTCTTCAAATACCTCCCAGTTTCCATCGAGGCCCTCCAAGTTGCAAATGTCGATGCTAAGCGGGAAGCCGGGGAAAAGATCGACCCGAACGACGTAATCGACATCAATGCCGTCTCGGTCGAAGACTTCAAAGACATTGAGGAAGGCGAAGTTACTCAGGAACAACCAACTACCGAGAAATCCTCGGATATTCAGCACTAACTAAAAAGCCCTGCGAGAGCGGGGCTTTTCTTTTGGAGAAATAAATGTGGAAGATCAAAGATCCTGAGTTAAAAGCGAAGGTGAATCAATTCTTCACGGATAAAGAAATTCATGAAGAATTTGAAAAAAACACCGATTTATATAACTACTTCCGATTATCTACCGTTAACAAAAAAGGTCTGTGTGTAACTATCACAGTCGAAAAAGAGTTAGTTGAATTCGTTCCTGAGTATCAAGAAAACGACTGGAACCCATATCCGACTGTAACGCCCCCGGTTGACGGGAAAAAGTGGCTTACGCAGGATGAAGACGGAAATTTAGCTATACGATCATTTGCACGCTCGTTTGAAGAAGGAATCGATTACTCCTGGGAGGACCATGACGACAGACTCATCGTTGCATTCAGATCCCTCCCCGCCCCATATCAACCGGGAGAAACGAAATGACAATCTACAAAGAAATGGAATATCAAATGCGTCTTCTCGAAGCTGAGAAGCTGGCGGAAGGGGAAGTGGGCGAATACAAATGGCTGGTTTTGTCCCTCGGTTCTCACCCATGCGGTTATGTTTCTATTCCTCAAAATCACCCGTTCTACGGCAAAGATTATTTTGAAATCGATAATCGTATTGAAGCGCATGGCGGGCTGACTTTCAGCGGGAAGTTGAGAAACATTGAAGGTCGTTGGTTTGGCTGGGATTACGCACACGCTGGAGACTTCACTTTCCCCTTTGTCATGACGGGAGACAAACTCTGGACAACGCAAAAAATTGTTAATGAATGTCTGAACGTAATTAAGCAATTTCAAAAATATGAAAAAGCAGAAGTTCGGCCAAATTTCAAGCTAACACATCAAGGAAAAATTCCCTTTGATCAATTTAAGTTAGGACAGGAGTTTTTAGCAATCAAAAACAAAAACGAAGATCACCGTCATCTTCTAGTCATTGAAGAGGGGCTTTATGACTCTCTTTCTCGGGATTTAGTCAACAACGTTGAATGGTATGCGTGGGAACCAATAAACGTTGTGGCGGAAATAAAGAAGGAGAAGAAATGAAAACCTTCTTTGACTTTCTCTATCACCTTGTCGGACTAATGGCGGGCGCTGGTGGTCTCATGGCTTTTGTCGTCGGGTTAATTGTCGCTTGGGACAAAAACCATTACTTAGCTCTTTCCATTTTCTTAGTAGCCGTCATCTCGGCATTGGTTGTCACTATTTATTTTCAAAAACCATGAAACAATATCTTGATTTAATGCAACAAATTCTCGATAAAGGAAATCATCGAGAAGACAGAACGGGCGTTGGCACACGAGCAATTTTCGGCGCCCAAATGAGATTTGACCTCAAAGAATCTTTCCCTCTTCTAACCACAAAGAAACTTCATTTGAAGTCCATCATTCACGAGCTGATTTGGTTCTTAAACGGCGACACCAATATCAAATATCTCAAAGATAACGGCGTCACTATTTGGGACGAATGGGCTTTAAAAGACGGAAGTCTCGGCCCGATCTACGGTCAGCAATGGCGAGCTTTTTCAGCAGTAGGTACCAACGCAACCGTTGAAACCTCACAGGGTTTTGTCGAAGGAATGGTCGTCGATCCCGATAATTACACTGAAGAGCAAAAAGAGTTTAAGAATCTCGATACTTGCAAAGAAGATCAAATAGGAAAAGTTTTTTGGCAACTTAAACATTTTCCTTTTTCGAGAAGGCACATAGTTTGCGCTTGGAATCCCTTATTAGTTGAACAGATGGCACTACCGCCCTGTCATTGTCTCTTTCAGTTCTTTGTGAGGGAAGAAGAGGGCAAGAAGTATCTGTCTTGTCAGCTCTATCAAAGAAGTTGCGACTTCTTCTTAGGCGTACCGTTCAACATTGCAAGTTATTCTTTACTGACCCACATTTTTGCAGATGGTTTGGGTTACATTCCCGACGAATTTATTTGGACGGGCGGAGATATTCATCTCTACGACAATCACATTGAACAGGCGAAATTACAGCTATCTCGCACTCCATTACCCCCGAGCGCACAATTAAATATAAGAAATCATCATAAATACCCTTGGGAATATAAGTTCGATGATTTTGAGATTACGGGCTATGAATCGTATCCCGCGATTAAAGCCCCAATCGCAGTTTAGGGATTGCGAAGAAGGAGAGAACAAATGAATCTCGAAAAACTTAAACAAGCTGAAATCGTATACGGCGAAAAGATTGACCACCCCGACGATACATACGGCGACGGACACATCGGCTCTGAGCTTTCCATAACTGTTGAGAGTTACGGGTTTAAAGCAACCGTTTTAGCGGCAGACGCAGAGTACCTCGCTCGCGCAGGTCGTGTCGTTTCGGCACTGATGGATACAGATGTCTCGGCGGAAAAGGAACCTACTAACAGGAGAGGAAAATGAAATTTGCTTTCAAAAATCGACAGTTCGGTGAATGGGTATACAAGTTCTTTAGCGAGTTTGAAGTTCAGGAGCAAATTAGCAAGCAATGGAACAATAACTCTGAGGGCCTAGAGCTAAACGCTTCAAGCAGCAATGGCGTTTTAGTACCTAACTCTCCGTTTTCAAACGTGGACGCAGTCCTTGCATTTAACAAAAACGAGGTTGCGCCTTCACGGGAATATCAAGCCAATGTTTGGAACCTATACCCGCAAGTAATACCACCCGAGGCGGGAGCCTACCTAGTATCGGTTAGATATGTCAATGGCACTATCGAAACAGAACTCGACCGATATTTTCCCGATGATGGCAAATGGGCAATACATGGTTCACATGAGATTCTCGCGTTTAAGGCAGTTCCGGCTCCGTATAAACCTGAGGAAGGAGAAGCAAATGTACACACACTTGGATAAAGACGCATTGCAGAATTTGGAGGCGGGGTTGGCATTCCTAGAGAGAATCATTGGCAGAGAAGAGTATGTAAATAACCGGATGCGTTTTGATATTGACCTCCGCGAAAAAGAGTACGAGTTCTGCAAGGCCCTTGATAAAGACCTAGTCGCTGCCCGAGAAGCTCTTTCCTCCGCCGGGAGTACGATCAGAAAGTATTTGAAGGGTACGGAGGAGAAAGAACGTGAGTGATTTCCTATACAAAAAGCAGGATTTGAACAACCTAAAGGCTGCGTTCTCTGACTATATCGACAGTCCAAATATCACAGAGCCTCAATTTTTTCTTGTTGGTCAGGGAGTATTGCGTTTTCTTGAGAATTGGATGGGTAAATGTATTGACTACCACGAAAACGAAACAAAAGAGGAGTCTTTCGTTTACGTTCCAGATGAAGTCCACTTCTACATTCTGGATTTTGTTGAAGATTTAATCCTTGATTTAGAAGAGCGCATCAGGGAAAACAAAGATGACACCTATTGGCGAGAAGAATACGGCGCTTCGCTTGAATATATGCAAGATGCCTACAACCAACTTGAAGCAAAAGAGCCCATTTGATGGGCTTTTTTATTGGAAATACAAAATGAATGAATTAACCACTTTACCGCCACCGACGTTAGAAATTATTGATGGTGTGCCCACCGTCCTGTCAACTGTCGTCGCGGATTATTTTGGATACCGCCATGACAATTTGCTCCAGATCATTAGAGGCTTGATTGCAAGAAATTCTGAGCTTTTATGTCTCCTATATTTTCAGGAGACAACTACAAGCCGTCCGCATCCTAAAAATCCGGATGTCTTTATTGAGTCCCCAGCATTCAGAATGAATCAAACCGGCTTCAACATCCTAGCGATGAAATTGTCCGGAAAAAGGGCTGAACGGTATCAAATCAGATTTGCCCAAGCCTTCGAAGCAGCAGTGAAGGCTTTACAGAACATCAACCTGTCCACGTTCAAAAGGCCCTACGACTGGAGGCAAAGTTCGACGAACGAAAACGGCAGATTAGTTTCTGCGCCTCTTCTCTCGCCAAATGGAAAGATGAAAAGAAAGTGATGCTTTTAAAAATGGACGAGTATCAAAAAGACGTACAGATGTCACTTCCTTTCGATTGAATCAGGGTTGAGTACAGAAACTACTGGAGCCCTCCTATGGCATGTTGGGCCCAGGCATTCAACTCCTATTTTTGCGAAGCCTCTGATGTCTACATGGATGAATGCTACGACTATTCCTGGCGTCCTTTCATTCACTCTACAGGCTACTCAGACGACGGGAAACCAATCCCCATCACAAGAGAAGCAGCCGCTAAAGCCATCACCAATGCTTACAAGGAATTGACGTTAACACCGGAAGAACGACAGACAAGGCGCGAACGTTCAGAAAAGCTCAAACGGGAAGACAAAGAGCGACTTAGAAAAGAAGGGCTCATTAAATGAATTTACAAGAAAAGCTACGAGCTATTGCGAACCATTACGGCATGGACCTTCAGGTCATCAAACTGGCCGAAGAAGGCGCAGAAATGGCCGCTGCTACGTTGAAGAACGTCGGTCTCATGATTCAGCAAGAGAACGGTGAAGGCGGTGAATCCATCGCTCAAAAACGAGCTGAGGCTATGGAAAAAACGGACGAAGAAATAGCTGACGTTCTCTTAGTGTCTCGGCAAATTGAATATCTGTTGCTTGAGGCCCCGGAATATGACGAAAAAATTACTCGGCTAATGAACGAAAAAGCCGACCGCCAGTTATCAAGAATCAAGGAAGAAACAAAATGAAATCAACAAGAATCAGCTTGACGCACACAACCGAAAATATTCAAATTCCCGAATGGGCGAAGACGATTGTCATCCACGCAGACACCACGGCACCGTACTCAGAGAAAAAATTACATCAAATCTACGGGCTGTTTTTCAAAACCCTCGGCATCACAGACGAATCCAGAACTAAATACACGCTTCGTTTTCACGTGAGATTCGCCCGTCCTGACTCTGGTTACTACGTTGAGTTTGCCGACATGATCATCAATGACCGCGTGAGGTTCTGACGATGCCCAGGAACAAGAAACCTCGGAAAAAATTCACGTGTCGAAGGATTGAGATTCCGCGCATTTCCGAAGAACGCATTGATGTGATTATCGACACTATGACAAATGTCGGCTTCTCTGTTGAACTTAAATTGCCCTTTGGCAAGTTTGATCGAGATGATATGAGAGCTCTGGCCGATTTCAGTAACCTGACAGGCGTGACCTTTAGTGAATTGGGAGAGGATCGTTTGAGTGAGGAAGATCTGATTTCTTCCAATGAGCTGCAGTGTGCTCTCTCAGATAGCCTGACATCGTTATATCTCCGGACATACAAGAACAAAGCTAAGTTCTACGTTCCGACCGGAGAAGAACTCAAAACGATTCAGGAGGCTGTCACTTTCTTTCTCCCGGTAATGGAGGAAATTGTTAAAGACAGCCCAAAACTAATCATCAAATTCTGGAACAAAACAAAGAATCTAATGACGCGCCCGGATGGTGCGTATAACGGAGTAAAGGTATCTAGCTATGAATGACATTGACTATGACAAATTGTCCAGCATGGTGGCAGATAAAGTCTCCAGCCAGATCGCTGAAAAGCTGATTCAGAAAACAACAAAGCTCACACTCTCTCGTCCAGAGGTAGAGGTTAGGATCGGTTTTGCTCCTGGCTCTTCTGCCGCCCGTGAAGTAATGAAGGATCCGAAGTTCCCTAAGCCTGACGCATTCTCCGAGAACGGGCGCGATCGTTGGTACACAAAAGACATTGACGATTACATGGAAAGCAAAAGACACGCCCGAGCCAAGCTCGCTATTTCAGCCGCTTAGCAATTTCTTCTGCGCTCGCTCTGTAGTATCTCTGGAGCATCTTTAAATCTTTGTGCCCCGTTTGTCTAGCAAGCGCCAGGACATCTAAACGGGGCGCCCCTGTTTCTGGATCAGGGCTGGCGGCCCAAGTCGCAAAAGTTGCGCGGCCGTCATGAAAATTCAGCCCTTCTTTGATTAGTCGGTTTTGAGAATCATATTCAGGTCCAAGGCCGGCTCTATCCCGAACTTTTCGGAATAACGTATCTCTGTTGTGATCGTTAAGTCCGCCAAAAATCCGTGGTTCATACTCGAGCTCCATAACTAATTTAAGAATTTCCCGAGCTCTTGCAGACAAGGCCACGTCTCTTCTTGACAATGTTTTTGTAGCCTCAGCAGGTACATGAAGCACATTGTCGTCAATCCAAGAATGTTCGATTTTTAATAATTCGCCCGCTCGCATTCCCGTTTGACAACTAAACAAGAAAGCCGCCACGGCCAACTGCATTTTATTTTTTGGTACTGTGTGGCCGTCCCAACCGCAAGCCAGCAGGAGTTTCTCTATATCCTCATCCGAGGCCACCCTCTCACGGTGCTCAGGCTCTCGAGGTTTCTCTACACCTCTGCATGGATTCACATCCGTAAGCTCGTTTTTAATAGCGTATTGGAAAACGTCCGAGAGAATCGTCAGCTCTCTATTCACAGTGGACGGTGAAATATAGTTGTCTCTGTTTTTAGCGCGTTCGCTGAGGCGGCGTTCAATATAGTTCTCAATCGTTCTGTTTGTAAAAGAAGATAGAGTTTTGGCCGCCAGTTTGTCTCGCTGGAGGCGCCTCAGTCGGATTTCTTCTGTACGTTTTGAGCGTTTCTGGGAAGTGACTTCTGAAATATATTCGTCAATCAGTGCGGCCAGCGTAATTGAAGATGATCGCTCCTCAGCGCTAATTTCTAACTCAGCGCTGAATCGTCTGGCCTCAGCTCGAGTTTTAAATGTTTTGGAGAATCTTTGCTTTGTACCGTCGGATTTCGTTTTGTAGCCGTACACCTCGTACGTACCGCGTGTCGTTCGTCTAATTGCCGCCAT